TTGTTTTGGCGTTGAACATGCAGGACAAGAAACATTTATTTCATAGTCCTCCCCATATCCATCGATACGAAGAGCAACTAGAATAGCGTTCTTATCACCTGTTAGTAATGTTGATGGGTCAAGTTTCTGGTCTACTAAAACAGACTTGATAAGTCTGTCCACCACTTCGCCTGACTGAAGAATAGATTCATTTGTTAATATTTCTTCTTGGCGTGTGGTCATAGCCTTCACCTCTACGGTTTCTTTGTCGTAGAGGGAATGACCTTGTGGATAAAACTTTCCCTCGGAAGGTAATTTTACTAATGTTGTGGGTGGTGAATAAGTCGCTTGCTGTTCTGGTATTTCAGTTGTTGTAATATTTGGTTGATTTATTCTTTCAGCATTCCGTGACATTTATACCTCTTATGCACCCGTGATCTCAGCCCAATCGTAAGCGATGGTTAGGCTGAGTTCAACGAGTTCTTCTGATGCGTAATCAAAGCTACCCCAATCTACACTAACAATGATAGGGTTGTTAAGTGTCCAAGTTTCAACTGGGTCGCCAGCAGCGTTTAGGGCTTGAATTTTGATATCGCCAATGGCATCAGCAAAAGATTTCTTTGTGAAACTTTGCTTCATTGTCTTATCTTCTGGACCCTTTACTGGTGGGTAGTAGCCAGCCTCTCTTAGAAGAGAGTAGAGTTGTTGGGAAGCATCGGGGGTTAGGGGATCTTTGAGAGTAACTGTGATATCATTCCACTTAGCACGTCCTGGGAACTTGAATGAGTGGTTGATATACTGGTGTTCAACTGTGCTCACTTCCACTGTTGGACGTGTGACGTTTGACACAACCCAGCTTGGTAGTTGGTCTTGTTGACCTTTCTTACCAAAGCTAAATAAGAAACGGTGTTGTCTTTTTGGCTGTGAATTTTTGCTTCCCCAAAAGGTTGTCTGTGTCATTAGTTATTCTCTCCCTTAGTCTTCAAATGAAGCCCCTGAGTTTGTGATAAAGAAGTCTACCGCGATAAACTCGATAGCTCTTGTTGGCTTAATAAATAGTTTAGCGTATAGAATATTTTGGTCAATGAGGTCAGGGGTTGTTGTTGTCTCATCGAGAACCAATCTGTACTCATCAATACCGAACTGTTGTTGCACGTCGAGCAAGAATGGGTTAGCTTCTGAGAGGAAGCGGTTCCATGTGTCTTGAACGTTTGGCTCAAACAAGAAGTTGGAGGCAATCTGTGAGAGACCTTGCTTGACGTAGATAAGCATTCTGCGAACGTTGATGCGATCGAGTGCGCTTCTGTCGGCTTGTAGGGTCTTCTGACCGAACACTACAACACCCTCGTTGGGGAATGTAGCGATTGGGTTGATGCCCACCTCGTAAAGCTTATCACGGTCTTTAGAGGTTAGTTTCTCTGTGGCGCTTAGAACTGGGATGCCAGTTGCGTCACTTGATAGACCGCCTCGTGTGAAGCCTGCTGGTGCAAACCATGGACCACGGTCAAAGTCTGTTTTGGACATAACGCCAAGTGCGACTACTGATGGTGGTAGGTAAACAACCTTGTTGTTCTCGTCGTCTAGGGCTTGTACCCATGGGTAGTAAGCGCAGCCGAATGAAGAGTCAAGCTGGCGGTCAATAAATGTTTCTACTGCATCCTCAACATCACCAATGGTGTCGTTGGCGTTTGGAGCAGCAGCCTGTGTTGCTGTGCGCTCTGGTGGTGGAACGAATGCCTTCTCGATATCGATAATGGCTAGTGCGTCACCACGGTCTTCGCAGCGCTCTACGAGACGCTTTGTGAGACCAGCGTTCTTTAGACCTGGGACTGTAGCCAAGTTGAAAGAAATTTGCTCTGGGTCTGATAGAAGGTCAATAGCTCTTTGTACTGAGTAGTAAGCGTAGTTATCGCTACTGTTTGAAGAGAGGAGACCTTCACGAAGGATTGGTTCTTTCTCTTTGATGGTGAAACCATCTGAACCACCGTTGAGTACGGTTGTGAACTGAGCAACGCCACGGTCGATAAGAGTCTTGTAGCTTGAGCCTGCTTTTGATGTTACAGAAGCACCGGCTACTCTGTTGCCTGCGGCGTAGGAGCTTTGCTGGACTCTGTTTCCTGAGAATGAAGCGGAAACATCATCAAGCGAGAATACCCATGAGAACTCGGTTAGACCATCCACTTCGTTTGCAGCGGAGTTTTCTTCGCTGTTTGGGTCAGCCAAGAGGCTTCTTGGTCTTGGTCTAATGATATCTAGGATATCTTCTGCGAACTGTGCGTTTGCTGTTGTCTTGCCGGTGTAGGCACCGTAGAAGACTGATGTTGGGTCAAGACCACCACCGTCTGTGTTGGCGGCTCTTAGTGGAACTTGTGGGAAGTTGAAGCGAAGTTCAGCGTCTTGACCAGTAAGAATGTACTGTGTTGTGAGGGCAGCTTGTGGTCCACCTGTCACAGAGCCCGAACCTGCAATAAATGGTGTTACGATTGAACCCAGAATATCGGTAAAGCCGTTTGAAGATGAAAGGTAGTTTACATTCTCGTAACGGATGGGACCGAACACACCGAAGGGTAGAAGTTCTGTTGGTGTTGTACCAGCCTCTACTTCTTCTTTCATCTCAACGTAAACAAACTTTGATTGGTTGTCGTATTGACCGAGGTCTCGGCTTATTCTTCTAACGTTGTCGTAAATGACTCTTCTATCGCCAACCTTTCTTGCGAGGTAGTTTGGTGATGATGGGTCGAGGTTGCAGTTGCTGAAACGCTCGACAACTTCAACTGTGTTGTCTGTGTCGTCTAGCTTGCGAAGAACTAGGTCGAATGAACCGTATGAACCGGAGATGCGACCGTAGCGCATGTTTGTGATGGAAACTTTTAGGTTATCTTGAACCCACTTGCCACCGTCACGAGCACGGAGTCTAAACAACTTTTGCATGTCCTCTGGGTCGTATGAAGCGGTGTTCTCGTTAAGGTCTTGTGCGATGAACCAGCCTGTCTCAGCCTTTTGTGATGGAAACTGGAAGTCCTCACCGCTCTCACCGCCTGAACCTGTTGAGGCGAGCTTTACGATGACACCCATGTAGGAGTCGCCAGAAATGCTGTCTAGGCTCTCTTCAAAAGTTTCACCCAAGAAGTATTTCTTGTAGGTGGTTGAACTTGCAGCGTAAATATTGCTGTTTGTTCTGATCGCGTCTGTGTTTAGAACGTTGCGAATGTATTTCTTTGAATTGGGGTTAAAGTTGAAAACGTATGAGCCTGTTGTTTCACCATCAGAAGCACGAGCAACTTCGCCTTCGATGACCAACTTGAACTCAGCGTTTTTTGCGCTTGTGCCAGCGAGGGCATCAATAAGAGTAGCGTTAAGCTGGTTGGCGCTTTCTTCATAATCGGCAGTATTGCCTGCGAGTTGGATTGTGGCACCATCTTCTCTATAAATAATAGCAGCAAGAGTACCTGTGTGCAAGCCAGTTGATGAGGAGCCGAACAGGAAGAATCCTAGAGCTTCCTCTGACTTCCATCCTGCGCGGTCAGATGTGCTTGAAGCGTCGGGGTCTTGTTTTCCGAGAAGTCTAATGAATGTCAGTGAACCGTTGTTTCTCAACCAAGCTTTTGCAGCGTAAGCGCCGTAAGCTGTACCTGCCTTTCCACCGTCTCTCCAGGCATCTCTAGCCGATTCTTGTGAAAAGGGTTCACCAAATGTTTGAACGAACTCTGAAAATGAAGTAACTGTTACGGGTCTCATGCCTGGACCACGTTCTGAGCGACCGATAACCACTGGACCAACAGGAACGGGTGTATCGGGTAGTTGTGATTGGTCAATCTCCTTGATGAAAACACCAGGGGACACAAACTTGAATCTTCTTTCTGACATATTGTATTTCTCCTAAGAAAAACTTCCTAATAAATAGTGTTATGGTGGGTCAAACACCTACTCAATAAAAAATGTCTCTTCTTTCTTGAATCGTATCTTGACCGCATTCTCTCTGACAGCAACGGTTTGTTGTTCTTGGTTGATGCCTTCCCCTATTAAAAAGCCTTCCACTCGGATTTCAATATCAGTTTCAAATCTTCTTTCTTCCTCTCCCAAGGTTGCAAGGTTATTGCTTTGGGCAAAGTCTTGCGAAACAAAACCTTCATATGAGTTGTTTTCGTCTCCGAGGTCGAAAGAGTAAGCATTACCAAAACGGTTCATAAATGGAGTAACAAGGTCATTCATATGAGTTTGATACTCAGCCACCAGTTTTACACCATATGTGACGTGAACCCAAGTTGGTGTTGGGATAGAGGAAAACTCGTAAACAACTCGCTTTGTTTTGAAACGAGAGTTTTTGTCTCCTCTTACTCTTAGGGAGTCAGCGTTGGCAAAATTCTTTGTTTTATCGGCTTGGATATTTTTGCCAACTAAAAAGTTGTTTCTTCTTCTGTCCGAGTTGTTGTAAACATTGTTGCCGAATGGTCCCATTCTGGACGGGTCTTTTTGAACATTTGTTCTTTCAATAGTGATAAGTGGGAGGATAAGTGTCTCACTTCCATCTCTGGCTTCTTTGGACTTTTTTATTTGATATGCTCTCTCTGCACCAGCCCAAATAACAGGAACTTTTCTTGTTTCGTTATTTGCTCTGACGTGTAGGTCGAGTTGTTCATCTACCCAGCGGTAAAAAGCTGCATCTATTGTTTCTAAGGTAGAAGGAGTGTATGCTCTTGTTTCAGTTGCCATCGAATAAACCTTCCCTTGCTTTTATACACTCTGCTGTGGTTTCGTATTTTTGCCCTTCTTGACCAAACAATCTTTTTGCGCCAATGGTTTTTACTATCTCGTAGTAGTCTCCATCGTAGTAAACAAAGTCTCCTACTCTAACAAAAAGGTCTTGGTCTTCTGTGAGTCTCTTACGGTGAAAGTATACTGAGATGCGGGGTCTTTTGTCGTAACCCTTACTGTCGTTTGTTACGTCACTCTCTTGTGCCTCTACTCTTGCATAAACCCTTACTGGTGGTAAGAAAGTTTTTTGTATTGCCTCGCCATAAACAGGGTGAAAGTTTGTGTGCTCTAAACTAATAGCGTAGTAAGCTATGGCTTGACCAACCACATTTTCGATAAGTTCGGTATTAACTTGGCGAACCAAGTCTCTTTCTTTCTTGCCAACAAAGAGCGGTGGTGGTGGCGCATCTGGTCTTGTGAATTTTGCCATTTATTTACCCCACATAGATTGCATTTGGAACGTTTTCAAAAAGTTTTTGCGAGTTCTCGACAATATTTGCGTCACTTTCAGCTAAAGCTGAGTAAGTTAGTTGGTCTAGAAGCTCTTTTAGTTCTGTTTTTAAGTTTTGTTGTTCTTCTCGGGACTGACTAATAAGGTCTGAGCCATTTAGAGTCACAGAATCGTTTGGAATTGGAATAGTGCCGAACTTGGAGCGCACTTGACCTAAAATTTCCTTACAAAGTGCAAGGGCATAGCGGCGAATCCATTGCTTACCCACCGAGTTGATGTTATCGTAGGGAATATTAGCAAATGGCAAGGTGTTCATGTTGTTTACACCCTTTACTCCGCGCTCTCTGGTATCATCTACGGTGTTTGCATCTTCATCAACGGTAAATGTAAACCAAATGTAATCATCGGACTGTACAGAGTCTCCTGGGGGTGGATATACCTTTAAAAAGTTGTTGTGTAACTCGTAAGAATAGTGTGAGAAACGAACATTTGTGTGGTCTTCGTATGCCATAGCTTGCAAACGGTTGTGCCAAGTTGGAATAACCTCGTATGTTGAGTCATCAGCATACTGACCATAGGTGGAAAGGTTGCCTACTACGTTGAGACCACCGTAGTAGCTAAAGAACCTCCACATAACCTTGGGGCTTTTGTAATAAACATTTCTAATAAGAACTTTTTTGTTATTAATCTTGTTGTAATAATCAGAAGAGGCTAGAGAGCTTGAAGCCTGAACAATGGCTTGTAGGTCGTATTGTTGTGTATTTGGTTCTAGCTTGAAACTTGCTGAGTATTCTGTTAGGAAGCCACCTACGCCAGCTTCGGTTGATACACCCTCTGCCACACGACGTGCATAAGCAAAACCAAAGTTTGGAAAGTCTCTCGATGCGTCAGATGCCCCTCCTGAAATCTCTCCGTCTTCATCAAAAGAAGAAGTCGATGCTCCAAGCATGTCAGAAAGCACGTTCTTAGCTTGGTGAGAGTTTATCATATATGAGTATTCTAATACTGCTTCTTGATAAGCTGCATAAACATTACCAGTTTTTATTTCAATATCTAAAACATCGCCGCCTAGTTTTTTATAAACATAAGCTACTTGGTCTACTGCTCCGCTAATAAAAGCTGCGTTGTCACTGTATACGGTAAATGGTAAAGCAGCTACCACATCATCTGTTGAGCCTGTGGCTGTTAAAACAGATGTGCTTACGGTAGATACTGGACTAAGTTCTGGAACTGGCATTGTCTAAACCCTCTTCTTCCTAAATAGTTTCCCCAAAGAGAAACCCCCCGCCTACCGAAGCAGACGAGGGGCAACTCTTAGTCAAAGACTAGGCTTATACCAAGTCTTGGCAGATGACGAGACCGTACATGTCTGGACGGACCATCTTCTTGCCGTAGCGTGTCATCACACCCTTACGTGGTACGAAGTCCTCTGTGCCAAAGATGGTTGGAGTGACTTGTAGTGGGACGTAAGGAGCGTAGACGTAACCACTCTCTAGGAAGCTGTTGCCACGGCGACCAACTAGAACCACGTTGCGTGGGAAGTATGGGTCAACGTAAACGTCGAGCTTCTTGGAGATGCTACCAACATTTACAGCACCGGCTGTGCCATTGGCGTCAACGGTAACGTTGGCGCGGAAGCCAGCAGTGAACTCTAGAATGTTAGCAACTTCTGGTGAGCAAACTACGAAGTTTGCACCACCGCGAACGGTGCGACGGTGAATCTCTGCGGACACATCGTTGATGGTCTCTAGAAGAGTCTCGTACCATTCGCTAACTGTACCTGTGAAGTCAGGGGCAGCAGTGCTTGCACCAACTTCAACACCAGTTACGCGGTTTACAAACTTACCAGCAGCGCGGCTCCAGTAGCGAACACCGGCACCCTTAGCAGCACCTTGAATGAGGTCGTTCAAGATTTCTTGATCGATCTCTAGGGCAATCTGCTCAGAGAGGATGCTTGTAAGCTCAACCTCAGCGTCGAGGTTGTGGTAGGCGTTGAGGTCTTGACCGAGTTCGGGTGACCACTTAGCCTTTAGCTTTTTGGTGTTGGCTGTGATAGCAACACTGTCCACCTTGATATCAATCTCGGGGATATTTGGTGTATTCTCAAGTGCCCACTCGCTTTGACCGCGAACGGAACCAACAGCGTTGCTAGCTGCAAAGTTATCGGTGATTGCGGCATCAATAACTGTGATAGCTGTGAGTGCTGTTGTCAACTGAGCAGGTGTACGACCTGTCTCGCTAGCGGCTGGAATGGCAACCAAGAGAACTCTTGTGTTGTCATCGGGGTCGATGCGAGTTAGACGACGTAGAAGAACCTCGTTTGATAGACCACCTGAGCTTAGGGTGATGAGGTTATCCATGTTAACGCCAGCGGCTGAGAGTGTTGCAACTGGAACAGAAGCAATAGCGCAGTTTGTACCGGAAGCAATATCGGGATCGTAACGGAGCAACTTATCAAAAGTATCTGAAGTTACTGTATCACCGTCGCCCATTGTGGACTCAGTTACACCAGCACCGTAAGTACCGGAAGCAACAGCAGAAATGGTAACACTAACAGTGCCTGTTGGTGAAGCATAGCCGTTGTTGAGGGCGTATGGTCCCTTTTCAGCGTTGAGACCTGGGAATGTTGAGCCGAGGTCAATACCACCAGTAATTTGAGCAGCTACAGCGCCGCCACCAAATAGTGAGGCGTTTTGGTCGTAACCAAGCTTCTCTGTACTGGAAGTGAAGTCCAAGAAGAAAATGAGACCTGATGGTAGGCTCATTGGTTGGACGGAAACGAGTTCGTTGGCGATTAGCTCACCAAAGACTCTGCGGACGATTGGGAATGCTACGGCACTAAAGCCTTCGACATCACCAGCCGCCATTGTGGAAGCTTCACGGAGAAGTTCCTTGGCTTGGTTCTCTAAGAGACGAGCCATGTTGTTTTTTGTAACATCGCTGTTGAGACCTTCAAGAAGTCCTGTGCCTTCCCACTTATTTAGTAGAGCAGCACCTTCCTTTTGGAGATCACGAGCAACAATGCCTTCTGTTAATTTTTCTAATGCAGACATAGTTAATTTTCCTCCTTTATTCTATTCCTGCGAGCTTGCGCCAATTCTTAAACATTGGAGCTTGCTCTTGTTGTTTATCTTCTCTCTTGCGAGAGGAGACGACGAGGGAACGAGTACGGCTTACAGCTTCAGTCAGTGATTCTGGTGCTGTTTTTTCATTGGTGCTACCCACTGAGTCTTTCATTGTCTCATAAACCAGTTTGGTTTCCTCAATTGTTTTGGCTTTTGCCAAGGACTCGACAATTTTACTTTTTTGACGAGTATTAAGTTCTTGTGAAGATAGTGTTTGAGTTGTGTAGAAAAGTCTAGCGTTCTGAAGATTTACTTCTGCGGCTTTGGTTTTCATCTCAAGCAATACTTCTTTTGCTTTCTTGAGCTTTGTTTTTGCTTCTTGTAGCTGCTCGGAAAGCATCTTGTTTTGGTCTTGTAGTTCTTTATTTTTCTCTTGCTCTTCATCAACTGCGGCAGCTAGTGCGGCAAGGTCAGCGTTCTCAGCACGGTCACCGGCTGTGGAGCCAGCCCAACCGTTGTTGGGGTGCTGGGACTTAATGTCAACGTTGACTTCTTCTAGAAGGGCGTCGAGTTGTTCTTCTGTTAGGGCATCGATGGCTTCATCAAGACCTTCGCCTTCTTCCATCATTTCGCCTGCTGGCTCTAGGAGTTCTTCACGGTCGATAGCAGCCTCTGCTTCGGCGGGAACTTCTTCTGCTTCTTCCTCGGGAGTAGAAGCTTCGTAGTCAGCCATTAGCTCATCGAAGTCAATAACTATTTCTTCTTGGTCGTCTTCAAGGGCTTGGGCAAGAGCAACAGTTGCTGCGTCTGGGACTTGTGCCATTAGTGAGTCATCACCAGTTGGTTCAGCAGGCTCGGCGTCCATTTCCATGTCCATAGCCATTTCTTCACCACCTTCGGCAGTCTCCTCCTCGGTGGCTTCTAACTCTTCTTCTTCGTCCTGCTCAAGAAGGTTCTCCAAAGATTCTTTTAGTTCTACGGAATACTTCTCAATAAGTTGCTTCTCAGCATTACGAAGGGCTGTTTCTTTTAGCTCTTTCGCATCTGCTATTGCCTTTTCAAACAATGATGACATAATACACTTCTCCCATGACAGAAATAGTCGTTAATAAATAGTCCTAACGAAGCCAAAAAACTTATTTAGCTTTTTGCTCGTTGGTTATCTTTCTAGCGATTCTTTTTCTGCGAAGTTTTTTTAATCTTCTGGTCTTGGATGGCTTGACATAGAACCTTCTTTCTCTTACTTCGTCTATGATGCCTTCTTTCTTTACTTTTCTTGAGAACCTTTTTATTAGTCTCTCGCCGGGTTCGTTGCGGCGAGCTTCCACTTTAACGTGTGCCATATTACCTCTTTTTAGCTGTGGCTAGGGTCTTCCAGTTTCTCCCTCCAAGAGCCATGATGCCTGAAATGTCCACACCAGGGTCTTTTGCACTTACGCCAGCCATAGGACTAGCGGAGGCTGCACCTTCAACGGGTGCGTCCATTGGTTCGATTCCCTCAAAAATGTTTGAATACGCACCTTCGCCTACTGCTTTTGTAAGCATTTGTCTTTTCTCGGCAAGGCGCTTCTTTTGTAGTTCTATTGCTTCTTGGTTTGTGTTTCTTTGTGGTTCTGGTGTAGGCTCTGGTTGTTTTGCTTCAACAATAACATTGCCCATTCCTTTAGCCACCTCTGCTACAACCTTTGTAAGAATGCCTTCCTCGATAATAACTTCATGGATGCACTCTTTGATAATGGGTTTAATAAGTTTTTTTAGTTGTTCTCGCTTCATAGTTCTCTCAACCAATCGCAGTCAAACTTTGCTGCTATTTTTTCGATCTTTTGCATCTCGATAACATCATAACCCGTTGGGTCTGTGAGAGCGCCATAGCTTGCTCTCTCGTGCGTTTGCTTCAAACGAGCGCACTTTCTTCTTTGCTCGCCAGCGTCCATTTCATTCATAGGTTCGCCGCTTGTTAGTAAGTAGTCTCTTGCGCTGTTGAGATAAGCAGAAGCCAAAGCCACTTTCTTCATCCACCAAGAAGGAAGGTCTTGCTCTGCGCTGAAACCTTCTAGGTGTTGTAGAATATCTTGACTATCCTCGATGGCGAGTTTTGCTTGACGACGGGCAGAAGATACATCTGTGTGTCCGTCTTCGTTGAGAACTGCTTGTAGTTCTTCTTTGATAAGTTTTCTCAACTGTTCTTTATTCATAGGTCAAAGTCTCCACCCAAGTAAAGAAGTCTGTCTCTCATAAGTCTGTTAGCGAGGTTCTTTAGTTCGGGTTTCATTAGGGGGTAGCCTATTGTTTTTTCCCATTTAGCGGGAATGTCTTCTTTATCAATAGAACCACCAAACATAGTCTTTACTACTTCAGCAAACTTTTTGTAGTCGTCCTCGGAGACTTCTACGTCTTTGAGACCAACATTGTCGAGCATACCTTCGGTGACGACTGCTTGTATTTCTTCTTTGATTATTTCTCTTAGTTGGTTCTCGTTCATTTATTTTCTTCCGACAAGAATGTCATTGAGGGCGCGGTTGATTCTGTCAGCCTTGCCAAATATTTCTCTTTCCTTTGCCTCTTTCATAAGGTATGCACCGGGGGTGGATGCCTCTGAAACAAGGTCAAAGCAAATAAGTGTGAAGTCGTCCTCTACCATAGTTAGCCCACGCTCTTGACGAGTTGAACCTAAACCACGAGAGGAGATACCCAGTGAGCCACCGTCCAAAACAATTTGTTGGGCGATTTTGCCTGCTGGGGTATTGAGTAGTTTTAGTGTTCCGTAAACTGCATCGCCATCCATATGGATTTCTGTTACAAGGTGTGATGCGTTTTTTAGTTCCACGACTGATGTATCGGGGTGATCGAGTTCTCCGTATGCTCTGCGGTCACGAACTATTTTTTTGTAGTTCTCGACTTCTCTTTGGAGAGCGCGGGGTGGGTAAACTCTGCCGTTGCCGTTCTTTTTGTTGGCGTGTTGAAGGAGACCTTTTAGGTAAACGAAACCATCGTCAGCACGCTTGGCTTCCGTTAGTGTTTCAAGTTGAAAGTATTCTATTAGAACTTGTTTCTTTGACATAGCTAAGACCCCTTGCAGCAGTTTGTTGGTGGGCGAAGCATCCAGTGATTATCTACCCAAATGTTTATGTTGCTCATTCTCCGTCCCTTAGAGCTTTTACAATAGCTGCAAGACCTGCTGCCATTGCTCTTGCTCTTTCGTCGCTAACGTCACCTTTGTTTAGCTCTCTAATTGTGCGGTCAATCATTTGATACTTATCAAAATCTGACGCTTCGCTAAGAAGGTTTTGAACCTCTTCTTTAATCATTTCTTTTAGCTTTACTTTGTCCATTTTATTTTTATTCCTTCATCGTCAAATACTTGACAGAGTATGTAACTTGTCCCAGAACTTAGACACCCTAATAAAATAGGTGTTACGAAGTTTGGTTCAAATGTAAATAGTGGTGTAAAAGGAGAAATGACGCAAAGAAAGAACCCTACCCAAAAGCCCATACACATTGGGCAATGGAAGAGTTCTCCAAGTTTTCCTTTTGTTGGTCTTATTGGTTTTAGTATTGAGCCATAGACAAGTATTTGTGTGAGCCCATAGGCTACTAAAATAAATGTTAAAAGTTCCATTATATCCTGTAAACAAGTGGTGTGATGTAAGGGTCTTTTGGAAGTGTGCCCTTATCTTCTTCTTGTGGAACTTCGCCAAGTTCAGTAGCGTCTTCTTCTGGTGGGTCAAGAAGGTATTCGTCGTATTCGTCTTGGTAGTATTCGTCGTAGTGTTCGTTTTGCTCGTTTTTCAAGTATTCATCAACGTGGAAAACAGCGAGTTGCAAAATGGAACGGTCTTCTACTGGTTTGCCAAATGTGGCTTCCAAGGAAGCATAAATGTTGCCACCTTGTACGGTTTCTGGTTTTACAAGACCAACGCGAACCATGTAGTCCATAAGACGCTTCATGGCTGCATAAGCTTCGTCTGTGTAGTTGCCGTCTTTGGCAAAGCAAAGCAGCTTGTCTTTTTTAACAATAATGGTGAGGTAAGGGTGTGTGAGAAACATAAGGTCGCCGTCAATAGTCTTTGTGACCGCTACTTTCTTTTTTAGCGTCTCCATTTCTTTTTGGCGGCGAATCTTTATTTTAATTGTCATCGGACTGAATCTCACTTACCAGCTTTTGAATTTTGAGAACATCAATAACTGTGCTCTCATTTATTTTTTGCTTACCAACATTTTCTAAAATGTCAATAACTTTTTGTGTGTTCTCGACCATTACCTCGTCTTCTTTGATTTCGGGGAGGTCAAGGCTTCCAGCTAGAACACCTTTGAGGCGACCTAGTTCTTCGTTTAGGAAAGAAACCAAGCCAGAGGGGTCAGCGATAAAAAGGCTTAGAACCTCTCTTTGCTCTGGTAGTAGGGAAGAATACTCACGGTTGAATACTTTAACGTATTGTTTAAATGTGAAGTCGTCCATACTCTTTGTTTGTGGAGTAAGAACTTTCTTGCCTGTCATTTCTTTTAAAAGGTTGGTTTCCAAAAGAACTTTTGTTTTGCCAACTGTTTCGTCTGAAAAGAGTTGAGCGATGCTCGCTAGGGAGCGGTAGTTTGGAACGTAGTTATTATAAACTTGTGGTGAAATAGTTTTATTAACTTCTGAAATAAGAAAAGACTGTCTTTTGAATACTTCTTTCTTATCGAGTTGATGATAAGAGTTGCGGCACTCAACAATAATTTTTGCTGCGAGAAGTTGGTCTGCTTCTTTTGTTTCGTAAATGCTTTTGTAAAGTTGGAGTTCTTTGTGTAGAATGGTGCCTTTACCAAAGTGCTCTTTAATAACTTTTAAAACTTTTTGTTTCTTTTTGTTGTCTCCGCGAATAGCAGCCTTGGTCATTTCACGAACCAGTGCTTCAAATAAAAATGCGGTGTTTCTTTTCTTGTTATGTTTAGCCATTCTTGTTCTCCAAACTTTCGATTAGTTTTTCGATTTCCTTATTAGAGTTCAGAATCTCCGACTCCATATCCTCATAAATAGTTTTGCTTTCATTAAAAACATAGCCCTTACCGAGTTTATTCAACTCTTCCGCGCCTGTGGCACGGGCTGTGGTGCGCTGACCACCAACAGGGTTGGCAATGGCAGAGTTGTGGCGCTTCTTTGCACCTTCGCTTCTGCGGTCTGTTTTTACTGGTTGGTACATTTTACCTTTGGACTTATTGGTAGTTGTCATTCCGTCTTTAAAGGTATAGTGAATAGTGTCTTCATCAGCTTCTGTGAGTTCTTCATCGCCAGGAGTTGCCAAGAGGGGGCTTTCTTCTTCTGCTCCACCGGCTTCTTCTTCTCCACCAAGGTCGAGTTCTTCACCTTCACCACCCAAGTCAAGCTCATCAGCGCCACCAAGGTCGAGCCCACCGGCATCACCACCTTCCTCTGGTGCTTGACCAGCGGCTTCCATTGCTGCTCTGAACTTCGCATCATAGAACATCTCCTGTTCGTTACGAACAAACTCTTCGTCGGTCATATTGAATAGGCGTGTGGCTATCCATCGACGTGAAACAAAACCTTCTGTGGCAGAACCTGCAACGGAGAACTTCTTCTCCCAGTGCTCCAACTCTTGTAGTTCAGCAATCTTGCTTGGGTTGTTTAGTTTGAGCTTAAAAGAAAGTAGGTCTGTGCCTCTGTATCCTAGAACATAAAGGTGAACAATGCAAATCTTTTCTAGCTCGGAAACAACTGAGCGTTGTAGTCTTTGAATAGTTCTGGCAAAACGAATATCTTTCTGGGCTAGGGTTGTTTTGTCTTCCTCTGCACCTTCACCACGGGCTAGGTAAGAACGTGGAATTTTAAGAGCGGAGAACAGTTTGTCACGGAGATAATTTACGTCGTCAATGTCGCCTGTGAAAGCACCACCGGGAAGGTTCTCAATACGAGAACTTTGACCACCACGGACGGGAATAAAATAGTCCTCGTCAATAGACATTGGGTTGTAGCGAAGGTCAACGCGACCTGTGTCGGGATCTACAACTTGGTTTCTTTTTAGTGAGGTTTTAACCCTCTCCATGTATTGCTCAACGTCTTCGGGAGCAATAGCACCAACGTCAATGTAAAAAATTCTTCTCTCGGGCGAACGAACAATACGGTAAGCCATCATTGCGTCTTCAAGCATTGTTAGCTGACGCCAAATGCGTCTGGCTGGTTCTAGCACCGATGTTCCGTATGGAGCATACTTGTCATTACCAAGAATACGGAAGTGTGCTACTTGCCAGTTTTCAAAGGTCATACCTGCGGAGTTCCATTGGTATTGAATGTAGTTCGGGTTTGTTTTGTCCTCGCCTTCTAGTCTTTCGACTTCTGCTGAGGGAAGGGAAAGAACAGACTTTACACCTATTTTCTCATCAACGTCGAGATAAAGGTAATAGTCACCCATCTTGCACATACCACGAGCCCAGCCGTAAAGGTTGAACTCAACGTTTAGCACGTCGTAAAGAAGTGTGCGGAGTGTGGAGCGAATCTCGTCATTGTGGCAAACAACGTGAAGTAGGGGTTGTAGGTCAGAGAACGTGGTCATCTCGTCGGCATAAATGTCGAGAGTTGAAGCAATCTCTGGTGTGTATTCCATTTGGTCGAAATCTACATAACGCTCTGCTCTATTTTGTGACGCATAGTATTTTGCTGAATAGTTCTCATAAATGTTGTGCTCGGCTTTCTTGAACTGTTTACCAGAAAGTGAGGTAAACTTTGTGCCGTATTTATCTAGCTGTTTTCGTTTGAAACGCTTTTGTTGTTCCGAGTCGTAGTTAACAATAGGTCCAGAAAAAAGTCTGGTTAGGACTTTGTAAAGAGGACTTGCTTCGTTTCTTGGGTTTCTTGGGTCTGCCATTTTTTATCCCTTCAATAGAGCGATGTAATTCATCTGCGCGTAAGCTTGAGTTTCTTTATGCTTGCCGGGAGAAAACGAATCTTGTTTCGCTTTGTATCCCGTCATGCCTGCGATTCTCGTATCAAACTTTGTCTTTGATGTGCTTATCGAAGACAACATCGCTTTTCGGTAATCTAACTCTCTTTGGTTAACAACTAATGCTGTGTCTCTTACCCAGCAAGAGATGGCTGTCGCCATAACCAAGTCGTCGTTATAACTTCTTTGTGCTTCGGCTCTGCCGTTGTTCCAAATGAACGTTGTCATTTCATTATACAACCTAGCCGAGTTTATTTTAATTAGTTTATTCCTCACAAACTCTTCCAGTTTTGCAATAATGAGGGGTCTTGTCTTTGGTGTGGTGGAGAAGCCAATAATAGAGTTGGCTATTCCTTCTGCTTGGAGTTTGTCCACATACTGGTGAGTTCCCTTTACTGAGTAGTACAGGTTTGGATGGTCTAGTTCTTTTAGTTTTTCTAGGACTGCAATACCAAGCGAGTTGTTCTCGACCACAGTTAAACAAAAGCCGTATTCTTTTGACGCATCGTAAATAATGTGGGAGTAGTCGTCTAGGTTTGGTTTGCCTTGGTATTCTGCTACTTGCTCAAAAGTATCGAGACGCCAGATGTGGAACGCAGAGTGGTCCTTGCCGTCGCCACGGGCAACGTCGCCTACGAGTAGGTATTCTGCGCCTTCTTGGTATCCTTCCCATATCCAGAAGTTGCGGTCCATGCCTGTTTTGTGTGTTGGTTCTACTAGGGAAGTTCTTATTACTTCCATGTCTTCTGGGTGGAAAACACCTTCGCCGGATTGGTTGAAGGAACACTCCAACTCTTGTGCGATTTCACGGCGAGACATGTTGCGGGTTTCTTTTTCAAACCATTCTTTGTCTCTGTCTGGATGAACGTCCCAAGGAAGTCTTATTGGGTTGAAATCATTTTTTCCTTCCTCGGCTTCTGTGTAGGTTTTGTGAAACCAGTTGCCTACGCCATTTGGAGAGGAAAGTGAAATGCAACGACCACCAGTGGATAGCGTTGGGTAAAGACCAGCCCACATCTCGTCCATGCCATCAACGAATGCAGCCTCGTCCACTACTAAGAGGGTCAAGGCTTCTGAACGACCTGCGTCACCTGATGTTGAAGATGCTTTAATTTGTGAGCCGTTAGCCAACTCAAAAGAAGTCCTGTTGTCGATGGTAATTTTTGAAATCATCATCCAATCAGGAAGGTTCTTAAAAATGGACTTTACTTTCTTTACGAGGTTTGCTGCTGTTGCAAGCTTTGTTGCAACTACAAGCACGTTTTTATCTCTGTGGAAAAGAAGCATCCAAGAGATGTAAGCAGCGGCTGTGGTTGAAATGCCTAACTGACGGGCTTTGAGAATAACGTTGAAACGATAATCATTGAAGTCCCGAATAGCTTCTTCCTGAAAAGGGTAAAGCTTAAACGGAATCAGACCCTTCATAGGGTGAGAAATCTTACAATAGTTTTTAATAAAATAAACGGGGTCTTTACCCGCTCTGAGTATTTCTTGGACTTTCTGCTGTTTGTTTAGTTGATAAGACATTAAGCATTTTTAGGACGGGTATCATTCTTTGGACGTTTACCAAAACCACCCTGCTCCAAGAACTTCTTGTAGGAGTCAGCCATCTCACGCTTATTGACTTCTGCACCAGTTGCGGCTACAACATCAGAGAGACCAGCGATTTTGTAGCTGCGAACGGCATGAACGAGTGTGCGGTAGCGTGAGACATATTCTACATCAACCTTGGAACCATCGCCTTCGGCTGTTAGTGTAATGGACTTGCCAGCTTGTGCGCGGTAGTTCTTTTTAAGACCATCGACTAACTTTTGAATCATGTCGTCCATTTCGTTTTGGAAACCATTGATGCCATTTTTATGCACATCTTTGAGTGTAATCTCTGCCTCGTATGAAACAACAACCTTATCACCAGCGAAACGAACCTTACCAGCGTCAAACTGCTTACGGTTTGTGTTTGGTAGTGAGTCTCTTTTTAGACCCAAGTCAACTGCTTCACCCTTTGAATCGACGGCACCATCATATAGTTGCCCTGCTGCCACTGAGAGGTCTTTTAGAACTTGTAAATCTGCGTTAGCCATTATTTGGTCTCCAACCTTGTCGCCAGCGTTCCTCACGCCCTTCGACATATTTTATGTGGCAGGTTTCACAGCACTCCCAACGTAAAACAAATATTTCATCACGAGCAGTGAGGTTGTATTTGTTACATTGAGGACAAGAAGCGTTGCCACTCTTCATAAGTAGTTTTTTGCTTAATAAAACACCTTCCTGCTCTACCTTCTCTTGTAGTTCCTCTTGGGCAAAGTGTTTTTCGTTTATTTTTTTGAGTTCTTGGAGGTATTCTTCCTCCTTTTCTTTGTCCCAACCTGAGCGTGGGTTGTGGATGGCTTTTTCACCGTATTTGTCTTTAATAGCTTTTTCTATCTTTGCAACATAGTTTTGGTCTTTCATTTTACCTCTTATGCTAGAGTGCGCTCAACCAATGAGCCAGATGGTGGGTAGTAGAACTCGTAGTCGTCATAAACTCTGAAAAAGTCGCACCATCCTTGTAGGTTGTCTGAACCTGCAACGTTGTTCATTAGAAAACCAATGTAGGGTAACTCACCAGCATAAGTTCTTTGAACTAGTTGATACCAGCCAACACCATCGGCTGAGTGGTCGAAGTTATAAGTGGTCGTGTTTGTACCGTTGTTATACGAAACTCGGATTCTTAAATAAGAAAACGACCTGTAAATGTTATTTACGTTTGCTCCACCGTAAGAAGTGTAGTTGTTCCAAATTTGGGCTCGGGCTTGAAAAGTGCTTCCCTCACGAGCAACAACACAGTTCCATGCTTTTGCGGTTGTTGGGTTGGTGGCAATATCTTCTGCAATAAAAATACCAACATTTGGAAAGTCGCTGGCATCAAGAGAAACCCAACTCACCTTTGACCAAAAAGCATATGTGTAGTCGCTGCCAGGATTTGTTGGTGCCGACTTATAAATACCAACAAGTCTGTCGCCTGGGACTGTGGCACAGTCTAAAACAAGCATTTGTTGGGCTGTTTGGGTTGTCGCAGAAAATGTAACACTGCCTGCATTCCAAGTAGACCAGCCCGAAAGAGAGCCTGTAAACTCATCATCAAGGGCATTGGCTGTGCCAGGAGGAGCCATAGCATCCCATTGGTTGTATGTTGTGCCTCCACCGCCACCAGTGGCTGCGATGGTTAGAGTATCCGTACCTGCGTTGGTTGTAAGTGTAATACCAGAACCAGCAGCAAATGTGATAGAGCCTGATGGTGAATCCGCAAGAATATCGCTCTGTCCAGAAACAGAGGCTGTGGCAAAAGCGTTTGTTGAAGAGCCTCCACCACCACCTGTGGAAGAAATAGTTATTGTACTTCCGTCGCTAGATAGAGTAACGTTAGAACCAGCCTCAAACGAGCCAGATATTTTATTGAATAGCTGCTGTGGGCTGTACTTAAACGACATTATTTTCCCGCCTGTGCTGCTGCGTAGAAAATACCGATGGACAGACCAACGCCTGCTACAAAGCCACCCACAAACCAAAATCTGCTATAATCTGGTTTTGTAGCCTTGTCAAGTGCTTTTTCTAATCTTTTTACCTCGGCATTTTTGAGGTTCATTAAACTGTCGTGTTTGTTTTGCGCTGTTGTTTTCTCGATGGTGAGAAAGCGCTTATCGAAGTCACACTCTGCTTTTAGCTTTTTAATGGTGTAGTTTTTGTCTATCTCGCAGATTTTTACGGCAGACTCTCTCTTTGCTGCCATAGTTGCTTCTGCTTTCTTGTCGAAAAGAATACCATCAAAGGGTGCGGTCTGTCCTTTCTTTATTGCCGCAACCTTCCCGTTCGCAAAGCAAAGGGAAGGCAATAGTGTGAGTAAAAGTATTATTGTTATTTTCTTCATTCTTCTACCTCGACTACTTCAAAGCCAAACTCGTCGGAGAGGGCTTGGACACGCTCTTCTTCTGGCATTTCTAAGACTTCTTTTATTCTTTTCTTTTCCTCGGCTTTTACTTGCTTGCCTTCTTTGGCTCGCTCAAACTCCAAGGCTTCTACAACAAGTTGGTGGTCTTTTTCTACACGGGCTTTTTCTTTTCGCTCGGTTTCGTGTGCTTTGTTTATAACTTCTAGTTCTTCTTCGTTTTGTTTGGCTTTTTCTTTGTAAAGACCGCCTAAAACATCTTTGTCAAATAGAAAAAACTTGTGGAGCACAAAGCCTAATGCAATAAGTGCTCCAACCCACCAATAGTTTTTAATGTAGAACCAAGTTTTTTGTAGTAGGTGCTTGACCGTTATCCAAGTCATTACTTACCCTTGAAACGGGCTACAACATCAACGAAGCCCTGTGTGCCGACATATGCTGCGGCGATGACTATCCATTGTTCTGAATCTACCTTCTCGGCAAGAAGTAGACCTGTTGTTGTGAGCCATACCAAAAGTTTCTTTGATACGAATCTTTCTAGGTGTTTATCTGCAAATGCTTTTACTGCTGCCATCATTTTATCCTCTCTATTCTTCGATAACCTTTATGGTTAGTGAAGTAAATAGTAAGAAAGTTTTCTTTATTTCACTCGCCAAGATACACCATACTTTACCCTCTTTATGGTTGAAAGCGATACGCCATACATCTCTGCAACTTGTGGGTTGGTTAGTTTAGTGCCGTTGGCAAAAAGTTCTCTTATCTCTTTTACCTGCTCTTCTGTAAGGCGGGCGTTTGGGTTCTTTGCACCCGTTCTTGTCTTGGCGTATTCGCTCAGTTTCTTTCTGGTCTCTTGCGAAGGGCTGTTGAACATGTGTGGAAGAATTATGCCCTTCTTTGATTCGCTCAACCTTCTTCTGGTTTCCTCGCTGACGTGCTTGCCTTTGTTGCCTGCTCTTATCTTGGCTTTGGTTTCTTCTGTGTGTTTTCTTCCAGCAGAGGTTTTCGCTATTTTTTCTTTTGTTTCTTTTGAGTGCTTTCTTCCCTTCATGGGTGAACCAGCAAAAGGGGCTTTGTTGTAGCCAACTTTTTTGTTGAGGCAACCACTTTCATCTATGACCTGCTGTTCTACATCGAGCAGCATTTCTTCTTCTACTTCTTGTAAGATGGAAAAAGTAAACGACTGCTCGCCATACTTTTCCCAAGCTGATAGCAAGTGTTGGTTGGCGTGAATACCACTCCGCAAGCGCCACCTGTGAGCACGCCAGCGTTTCTCAACATTGACACTGCTTCCTATGTAGAACTTTCCCGTTTGTTTGTTGGTTATTTTGTAAATGCCGCAAGTCATAAAGAAACCCACCTATTTATCGGTTCGTCTATAATAAATAGGTGGGTCATCAAGGAAAAGCAGTATTTTTTTTACTCGTCTACAAATGCGTGTCCATCTTTTTCTTCTATTGTGACAACCTTATCAACATTATCTTTCAAACTGTCAATGTGGGTAATAAGAAGAGTCGTTTTGAAATGCGCTCGTAGGATATCTAGGATTCTGGTGAAGCCCTCCATGTTGTTTGCGTCAAGGGCTGTTCCAGGCTCGTCGCAAATCATTGTGTCGGATTTTGGCATGTTGCTCACATTTAGCAGCGCAATACGAATAGCCATAGCAGCCAAGGTTTTCTCTGCACCTGAGCCAAGCTCTAACGGTCTGGCGTTCTGGTCTTTGTGCTGAATAAAGATATCCAGCTTACGCCCGTTGTCCTCAAAATAAACGTTGAAGTCAACAACGTTGGCTAGTACCTCTGTAATAGCCTCGTTGATTACTGGAAGTTTATTCTTAATAATACCAAACGCAATACCATTCGGGTGCATACACTTCATAAAAAGGTCGTATGCAGAGAACTCACGACGGGTCTTTTCCAGTTCATTTCTTTTATTTTGGTTCTCGGTGAGTTGCGCTTGTAGCGAGCCCTCTTGCTTGTGGAGTTTTAGAAGGTCATCACGGCAATAGTTGCACTCCCGCTTTGACTCGTGAATATCCAACTCCAACTGTCGCTTGTTCTCTTTGAGAAGAGCAGCATTAAGAATAGCCTCTTTGTTTTGCTCGTAGTAGTCCAGCTTCTCTCGCAGTTCTTCTATTTGCTTTTCTGTCGCTGTTTTCTTTTGTTCTTCTCGGCTTACTTGCAGTTGTAATGAGGTAATGGTGTGCTCGTTCTCCAACACCTTTGTTTTAAGAGCGCGGACTTTACTAAGAAGATGGTCTGCTTGGCTACTCTCCAACTTCTGTCGTAGAGAAATGCTCTTTTCCTCTGCAACAGCAAGGGACAAGTTTGCAGCAGGTATCAAGTCTCTTGCGGCAAATGCATTCTCAATAAACTTGCAAGAGGTCTTGTATTTATCTCCACAAGGAATCTCGTCAAGAATACCAATACGCTTGTTGTAAAGGTCAAGGTTGCGCTCTGTGTCTTTACACTCGTTTAACAAAGAAGTTAAGTTTTCTTTTAGTTTTGTGTTTTGCTCGACTTCTTCTGTTAAAGCCTTTTCGTCAAACTGTTGAAGAAGTTCTTTTGCGTTCTCCAAAAAAAGACTTGACTCGCCTATCTTTGTATGATAGTTGTTTATTTTTCTATCGATACTCTCGATAAGAAGCTCGGCTGTGTTTATCTGGTTTTCGACCAATGGCGCGTCAATAATCTCTGCTGGAATAGAGTCGAGTTTGTCTTCTGTTTCTTTGAGGTCTGCTTTTAAGGTTTTTAGTTTTTGCTCCAACTCTTCGCAACGTTGGTCGTTTTGTTCGATAAGAACTAAAACCTCGTCTTGTTTATTTGCGATGGCTTCTTCATCTGCGTCGAGGTTAAAGGTTTCCAGCTTTTTGAGGTAGCCTTTTGTATCGGCACTTTCTTTCTTGGCTAACTTAAACTTTTTATCAAAGAACTCCAAGTCAAGAAACTTTGCAAGAATTTCTTTTCGACGGGTTGAACCCTCGTTGATAAAGTCAAGTGCGCCCAACTGTGAAGACATAGAGGTCGTTAAAAAGTCTTCCAGCGTGCCAAAGGTGTGGCGAATGCGTGCGTCAGTTCCGTTACGGTCTGTGGAGTCAAGTATTTCTTCCTCGCCTGTGGCAAGGTCGATAACGCTAAACTTCACATCTGTGCGTGCCTCTGTGGTTGCTTGACCACGAAGCTTCTTTTCGTATTTCTCACTTGTGCGCTCGACGGTGTATAGTTTTGTGCCTACTTGAATCTTTACTTTGCCTCGACCACCATTCTTTTTATTATTTACAATATCCACGTTTTTGCGGACGTTCTTTGAGGTAGAGTTGTAAAGCGTGTAAAGTAGAGAATCTACCACGGAAGACTTACCTGAGTAGTTCTTACCGAAAATGCCTACAAGACCCCGAATGTTTTCAAAGTCTATTTTGTTGCCCTCGCCATAACAAAACAGGTTGTCCCATTCAAGGTGTTTGAGCGACCAGTTGACGTTGCGAGCAACTTCCTCGTTTTCCTCGGCTTCTTTGTTGAACCGCTCGTTGAGCGAGAAGACTTCTTTGAGGAGTTCTTCGCTTGGTTCGTAGTCTTTGAGATAATCGCGGATAAGCTCTTGTTGAACTTGAACGTCTCTAAGATTTTGCTCCGTAATTTCGTCTGTATGCGCCGAAGATAAACTTACCCCAGCCCTGTTAAGGAAAGTAAGACTTTCGGGCTTGAAGCGCGTCCTAACCACGTCTGTGGCTTTCCTAATAGTTTCTACCGGAAGCTTGGTATTGGCTACAACACGAACTCTTGCACCGAGTGGTATTTTTGTGTTTTTTGGCACTCTGCCTTTTGCTGTAAGCTCAATAGTGATAAAGGGCTTTGGGTTTCTAAAAGTGTGGAGTTCTACCTTGAAGTCATCCTTATTATCGATAGTCCAAAGCAGGTAACCTTTATCAAGTTCTTCTGCGTGGTTTTGCTGGACTGTGCTGCCAACATAACGCACTCGCCCTTCGTCGTCAAGGCTTTGGTTGGTTTTGTGAATATCGCCAAGCATGGCATAGTCAAAACCCTCAAAGATAGAAACGTCGTTCTCGCCGTGTTCCATAACCCAACCAAGAGAAGTCTCGCAGCCAGAGATAGAACCGTGGTAAAGAGCAATATTAATTTTATCTTTTCTCGTCGGCTTAACCCAGTTCTCTGGGTCGAACACGGAAAGAACGTTAAACACAATATTTGTGTCCCACAGGGTCTCACCGGAGTCTTTAAGAAGGTGAATATGCTTGTGGTTGAGCGCAGTCACCAAAGGTGTGATGGCATCTTGACGTGCTGTGTTTCTCAGGTTGCCGTCATGGTTGCCTGGAATAATAATAAGTGGGGCAATATCGGCAAGGTTTTTGAGAAAGTCTGTGGCAAGGTCAAAATACTCTGGCGAAAGGTTGACCTTTGTGTGCGCCAAGTCTCCACAATGAACAATACAGTCTGGCTTTTGTTTGCGTAGAGACTTATACATTTGTGCGAACACATCACGGTATTCTTTGTGGTATTTTAGATTACGGATATGTGTGTCACTAATGTGGGCGATTTTGTAGTTTAACTTCATTTGTCCTCCTAAACGCAGGCAACCTGCATAGCCAAAAGATTATCTGGGTCTACCCAGGTGGCGTTTTCTTTTCTTTCTTGGAACTGTCCTCGGGTCATTTCACCTACATCGTCGTATCCTGAAATGTCAACCTTATAAACATCTACATCGTATTGTAGCAGTTTTCGCATAATTTTGTAAGCCTTTGAGTCGGCGTCTGGGTCAAGTGCGAAGTAGACTGCGGTATCGTTATGAACAATACTTTGAAATAACTTGCTTTCTTCTCGCAGGGTTGAGCCAAGAATAGGCACAGCGTTTTCACCTGCGATGATGGCGTCAAACACGCCTTCTACTAAAATAATTTCTTGGGAAAAGTCGAGGAACAGTTCGTTGAAAATAATGTCTTTGCTTGCATCGGGGTTGCGATACTTTGCCCAAGAGCCTTTGTAGGTTCGTGCGATAAAGAAGTTTGGGTCACCGTCTTTGTTGAAAGATGGGATAATAATGCGGTCTTTGAACTCGCCCCAAGGACAGTAGCCTATTTTCCAAAACAGTATCTCGTCCATTGTGATGCCACGCTTTGCGAGATAATGTCGGGCTGGGAGGGAAGAGTGGGGTAGGTTGTTCTTGCCAAGGAAAATATAATCTTTTGGAAGTTCAATAACCTGTTCTACTTCTTCTCCTTCCTCGCCAAAAAGGTCGTCGAAGTTGGTTAGGTCTACATCGGGGGTGAGTTCCAACCAGCGTTGTTTGTCGGCAAATGTGGCAAAGCGGCGAACAAGACGGAAGATAGACTTTCCCGAATAGTTGCAGTGCCAACACTGGAACTTATCCTTGTCGATATTGACAGATAGTTTGTTGTTGTGGTGTTTACAGTTGGGGCAATGAAACAAACGCTCCCCACCGCTTTTGCGAAAGTCGCCTAATGTTCTGCGGAGGATAGAGACTTTTTCCATACTGACCAACCTGCTTTTGCGATAACCCAACTGTCTGCTTTGTCGTATGACTCTGGACGTGGGTTGCCCTTTGTCGTGTATTGTATATCAAAAGTGGGGTCGTTGTCAAGAACAAATTGTAGAACAACGGGTTTTGCTTTTGTGCCACGGGGAACTTTGATGCCTACTGCTCGCCTTGCTTCGCCTGCGGTTAGATACTGTGGCTGGACTCCAAAAAGGGTGTAGGCTATCCAGCTAACGACTCCGTTGAATCTTTGTAGCGCTGCCATGGTCTTGGCAGAAGAGCCACCGGAGTTGAAAAACATAAACGGTTGCTCAATAAAAACTTCGGTTATTTTAACCTCGCTTTTAATGGTTGTCAAGTATTCTTTTATTTTTTCTGCCTTGACAAAAAAGTCTTTATGTTTGCGGAGGTCTATTGCTGAACAAAGTACAACATCTCCGTTGGTGTCTATTACAGACACACCTGTGATGGACGTTGAAACGTCAAGTGCTAATATCATACTGTTATTATACTATAAGTCGATGTTGACTTTAAATGTGTAGCCATCTTCCTCGTCCTTTTTGACGGGTCTGGCTAGTTTGGCAATAGCGATAAGGTTTTTGTTGTCGTCGTAGATGCCAATCTTTGAGATGTAGGTGACGGGGGCAAAGGGCTCTTCACCATTTACATAATCTGACTTTACTGCGTTTATAACAGTAGAGCCTGTGGGCTGGGTGTAGCTCTTTCTCTCTACATTTACAAACTTTGTGCTGCCACTTGTAATAAATGTTGGGTTATTAGAAAAGTTATATTCGTTCTTGCCAGCTTCACAAAGCATTGTCATAACCGGAACTGTGTTTGTGCCTTCAAACTCCATAACCCATGAACCGGAGTCTGGTGGGTTTGCTTCGTCGTATGGACCAAAGAAAGTCCATTTTGGAGCGGTAACGCTGCCATCCCAGGTGTCATCAGCAGAGTCAGACAGTTCTGCGGAAGATGAGAGAAGAATAAATCCCTCATTGTAAAGAACTGTGCCAACTGTTGAGCCTGAAAGGGAGGCTGTGCCGAATGTTTGTATTAGTGCGCCGTTGCTACCTCTGTCCTCTGCTCTGGCAACAAGGGTGCCTGTGAAATAACAACTAAGTTTTACAGAACCTTTTTTTATACTCTCGCCATAAAAGATGGCTGGAATAGAAATGAGGTTTACTGCCTCATTATCATAGTTCTCATAAGCATAAGATGGGCTGAGGTATTTGTAATAGTTTAGTGTATTTTTGAGGGCTCTCTTGTAAGAGTCTGTCATTGGGTATTGACGACTAATAGAAGATGTGAGTGGGTATGAGCCTGAAATAGTTGCACCAGGGTTTAGTGCGTTGTAGGTTGCTTTCGTTGTAACTGTAAAACTATTTTTGGCAGCGTCTTTTGTTACAAAAGGATAGACCAACTCCCCAGATGCTCTATCGACGTTTATCTCATAAAGAGATAATGAGCCAGAAGAAATGTTCTGCCCTTCATTTATTCTATCGTTATAATATGCATTACCGCTGTGAAAATCCGCCCTCAAGCGAGGGTGGGTTTTCAAGAAATTAGTGAATACTTGATTCTCTGAAAATTTCTTCATTAGTAATCAAGTCTTACCCTCAACACGTACTCGGTTTCTGGTGTCTTGCGAAGTGGCTCGGAAAGCTTTGCAACAGCCAGTAGTTCGTTGTTGGCAGAGTAAAGACCAACGGTTGTGATGTATGACACTGGTGTGTCTGTTGGGTCATCCTTTACAACAATCTTTGATGAAGATAGGTAGGATGGGTTTGCTGAGTAGTTGAACTCGTTGTGTCCTGCGCGGCAGAAGTAAATGGATGAGTTTAGCTCAGTTGTGTTGTTGAAAGAAATATTATCAAGGCGGTGACGGAAGTTGTCTGCAAAATCGTCAGCAGATGCTGAGGCAATCATATTCTCTAGGTTAACCTCTCCAAAGGATGCGGAGTATTGTTCTGCTCCTGTACCCTCACCAATCACGGGGAAAGCAGCGTTAACGCCTGAGCCGGTGATTGGTAAAACAACCACACCTGCTTGGTAAAAGATCAGACCAGCAAAAGACAAACCGTTAGTACCAACATTAGCAAATTGCGTGTTGTATGGTGCAGCGGGTGGTCCAGAAAGTGCAACGCCAGTTTGCTCAGTAACATAAAGAACGCCATATTCACCAGCAGGAGAGTTAATGCGATAATCACTAGCGGCTCCTTGGTCGGCGTATGTTAGTGCCTCAACGGGATTTGCATAGTTGCCAGACATATAAACCTTTAAAGAAAAGGTGCCCTTTTGAATCTCATCTTTGTAAAGAAGTCGAGAAAAGTTAATAAAAAATACATTATCGTATTTATTTCCTTCTGTCAAGTCGCCATTTTCATCAAACTTGCGAAGATCGCCATTTTGATCAAAACCGGCAAGAACTTGCGCCATGGAGTTGTAGACGTTGACACGCTTTCTTTTATCTGCGGCACTTAGCTCGGTTGCGTCATCGACAGTGCTTGTGTGAAAACCAACTGTAAGATCGTAGATGTGGTTTGCAGAGGAGCTTAGATAAGGGTAATCAAAAACTGACTCAAACATTCCGTGGGTGTATTTTCTAACATTATCATCATTGGGGAATGTTCCGTAAGTTCCTGATGCCAACGTACCAGTTAGTGGAATCGCCTCGTGTAATAATGTTGTTACCGAGGTCTTATCGTTAGCGTTGAATTTTTTTCCAAATTGTGCCATTTTTTTATCCTACTAGAATGATTTGATTTTCACAAAGCGAAGCGGGATGCTCAAAGAGTATCCTGTTTTTGCACCAACAACTCTAACTTCTGTATCGATGTTGTATACAGTTGTGTAGCTTCCATCGTCGGTAGAGTCTGATGTGTTACCAAACTTCTCAAAGAGGAAGTCTGAGAAAGCCAAGTTGTCTGATGCGAACACGCTGAAACGGAGTGCGTTTCTGTTGTATGGACCATCAATTGCAGATGGGCTTGACGTGTCAGTTGTGGCTGGGTCTCTGATGGTTACAAAGTTTTCAGCGTTTACTGCGTTACCTTGACTAATAACGTATGTTGCAATGTTGTCGTCATCGATAAATGCTGGTTGTAGTGTGTCGCCATTTGGCTTCACCAGTGTGCCGAGTCTGTTATCTAGGTAAACAAAGTAATCTGTTTCTGTCAAGTCGTTTGCTAGGTTCTCTGTGAAAGAAACCTGTGTGGTGTTCAAGCCTTGGTGAATAGTGATAGAGTTCTTTGTTCTATCGCCTGTGCTTCTTGCCAAGAAGTTGCCTGGGAGTAGGTTCTTAGCTGGTGAGCGGCTTGAGAAGCCGTATATTGTACCAGTGTTTGTTCCAAAGTCGCCATCAGCGTTCACTAGGGCAACGTATGTGCCGATGCTGCTTGTAGCAAAGCCTGCTCCGTTGGCGTCAGATGTTTCTAGCTTTTCGATTGGCAAGTAAAGAAGGCTTGTGTTTGAGTATGTGACTAGCTTTGACTTCATTGAAGCAATGTTATCTGTAATGGCTTCAAGAATTGGTGTTTGTAGAATATCCAAGTCTTGGTAAGCGCTACCAGTTGAAATGTTGTATTGAGAATAATCAATCTCATCGTCGCCTAGTGCGAACTGTGAAATCTCAAAAGAACCATCACCTTGGGAAAGTCTCTTGCGACCAAGGTCGGTTAAGACGGCATCTAAGATAATGTCTCCTGAGTTGTTAAGAAAAGCCATGTGTCATACTCCTTTACTTCAATAAATAGATTGTTCGATACTATTTTACCTTTTATCAACTAACTTCATGGTTCGGCTGAATCTTCCGTAATAATCACAATGTCACCGCCTTCAAGTGGTATCTCATCATACTCAAAACCAGATGGTAGTTCTTTTTCTGAATTAATAACTTTTGTTTGCATTTCAAAGTGAACATTAATATCAAACTTTTTATTTGTTTTCTTCGACTTGATTCTCACCTTGTATGTTTTACCAAAGGGCGACTCTGTACCTAAACCGGCTGTTATCTGCCCATTTTCTACCGATGGGCTAGTGTGTTGTGGACCAGCGGCAATGTACACAGACTTAGCAAATGAGTCAGAAGGTGAAACCTCTTTTGGTAATAGTTGGTCTTCAAAACTAAAAAGTTTTATTATTGGGTTGATGTAGCCATCGTCGTTTATAATACGGAAGCGGAAAACCGCTGATGGGTTTGAGACATTGCCGTTGAAGTCCTTGACCCTTCCTGTTATCCAGTAGTCCTTGTTGGGCTCAATATTCAATGTGTATGAAGAGCCAACAGGTTGGTTGTTGTCTTTTGCTTTCGCTATCTCAACAGGGTCAGAGGTGTTCAAAATACTTATTTTTGTTGCTGTCGCAAAGTCTTCATACTTCTTTGGCTGCTCATCTGTGACAAACAACTCAAAAAACTCTGCGTCCTCTGACTCACTTTTGTAGTAAAGTTCATCTTTGTAGAAAGAATAGAACTGTCTAGCGTATTGCTCGGCTTTATTGTTTGCCTCGTTGTCCTCTAACAAGATGTTTTGCCTCTTTGCACGGTACTGGTCGTTGAAACCGGCGAATAATACTGTCATTAGGTTGTCTGTTTGACGGTAAGCAAAGAGTTGTAGGTTTGGTGCAGCGGGTGCTGAGTCGTAAACCAAGATGCCATCTTGTGAGAAAAATGGGACTTCAATAAAGTTGACTGAGGGTCTTGCCTCGACCCTAAAAGCAAGGTCGGGTAGATCGTTTGTGCCCTCTGCCGCTGGCTCAAGAATAATGTTTTGTCCAACGAGGTCAATGGCGTCTTTTACACCTTCAAGTGCGCTCTCTGGAACCTTGTATAAATAATCTACTGCAACTGTAGCTCTGAGGGCGAACACTTCATATGTTGCATCTGCGCCCTCATTGAAGCGCAAGTTTGTATCAAAAACTTGAATGTTTTGCAAGGATGGGAAGTTTGGAACTATCCAGTGGCTTACTTTGCCTGTGTACTTGTCTGTCTTTGTTACTCGGTAGCAAACTGGCTCGCTGTAATTGGCGTTCAACCAGAAGTCTTCCTTGTCGCCAAGAGTATCAACAATAAGTTCTGTGACCTTTTTCTCAAATAAAAGTGAACTTAGTTTTTTCTGAATGTTGGAGCATTTCTCTTGGTTTGTGCCCTTTGAAAGTTCAAAGTTGAGAAAGTCAGCGTCTTTGGCTAGCTCTTTTGCTCTAATAACTTTTGTATTGAAAGTTTCTACTTGCTCTCCGGTTTCTTGGCTGAAAACAGAGAACTCTTCGCTGCTGTCGAGCCAAGAAGCACCTTCATACTTGTCGGGGTTTTCAACTAGGTCTGTGTAGAGACCAAGGAACTGTTGAAAGAACGGGGCTATCTGTGGAGAGTTCAAAAAGTTTACGAAAGAAAAACCGCTCATTGAGTTCTTCTCGGTTGTAAACTCTGTTCTTGAATAGAATGGAACAAAGTCTCTCAAATCTTCTATTTGTTTTTCTATACTGACATATGGGGCTTGTTCTTTATATGTTGCAACGCTTCTAAGACGGTCTTCTGTAATATCGAGACAACCTTGTAAAAATGTGTTGTAAGAATCTAAGTCATAGAACACGACGTGGTTTAGACCTTTACTTTCATACAAACTGTAATTTGCATCTTTTCCTATTTCGTTCAAAGTCTTGCCATCGGGTTGAAAAAATGATGACTCAACAATTCGGTACATGGATGGAACAAAATCACTGTTTTGCGAAGTGTTTCCCTGAAACCTTTGGTATGGGTCGTCTTTAATGTATTTTTTGTAGTAAGAGCGAATCTTGTAGAAAAAGTGCGGAATGTTCTCTGCTTGTTTTGACTCTGCTATCTCTTCCTCGGTTGCGTCAGCAGGGAGAAAGAAAGACTCGTCAACAATTCTTCCGGCTGGAAACGAAACATCAAAGAACAAGTCTTTGTCAAAGATTGGTTCGGCAACAAGTTTAGTAGCCGCTTCTGCAATTTTTACAAAAATCAAAAATGCGGCTGCTGGCTTTGAGAAACCTTTTGCTTCTAGTTCTTTCTTGAATTGTTGAACCGCTTTATCACCGGCAAAGTTTTCCACTCTAAACTCATAAAGTTTTTTTGTCTCGTCGATCAAATTAAGTTTTTCAAATTTTATCTCAGACTCGCCGCCAAAAAGAAGTTTGTTCAAAAGAGCGAGGTCAACATCTGGCTTTATTTTTGTGCCAAGGTTGAATTGTTTCCTGATGCTATCAATAATGCCATTGCCAACAAGGTCGGTTGGAATGTAAATCAAATTTTCTTTATATTTCTTATTCATTCTCTTGCTCCGATGCTTACGGCGCGAGTCGAGCGTGCTTTACTTGGATTTACTGCTGAACGGGATGGCAAACTAATTCCCTGGAAACCTATCAACGTTTGCGCCTGTTCCGCAGTTAATAGCTCTGGTGCTTCGCTCAAGAACGCAAATGGCGAAGGCACTGGTAGTGCGTTCACGGAGTTGCTGATAATAAAGTGTTCGTTTGTAATGTTGTACTCTGACAAAATAGGAATGCCTGCTTTTAGCACCACTCTTGCAACCACATTTGATTCTGCGGGCAGTTGTGTAAAGAACTGTTTTGTTAGCGGTGTGTAAACTGGCTCAAACTTTGAGTTGAGACCGGAGACATACTCTAACTGATAACTATTCATCAGTCTTGTAATAAATGATGCTGGGCGAAGTTTATACTCTGGCTCTCCAAGTAGTTGAGCAACCTTACCGTGCTTTTGGTCAATCTTGCTAATAACTTTTAGAAATACTGCTGTCTGGACAAAAGCGTTGGGGTAAGTTGCTTGGTCTAGATACAATGACTTTGTTGCCTGTTGACCAAGTTGTTCTACCGCTGCTTGTAGGATGGCTTTTAGAGTTTGCTCAATAACACTTACCTTTTTTGTTATTTTCTTGCCAGCAAGTGGTTGGCGAGAGTTGTCAAGGTCTGATGGGATAAAGTTGTCTTGTGGTGGAAGCGCTGTCAAGGTTTTTTGTCCCGGCACTTCTATTGTAACACCATCTGCTTCTAAAAGTTTACCCACTAAGTCAGACCGAGTTGTGTAAAAATTGTATGGAGCTTTGACTTCTAACTCTGCTGCTAACAATGTGTCTGTGTAAAGTTTTTCAAAGTCCTCGACATCTGTCACGAGGTTTATCATTGTGTCGTCGATTTTTACTGAAACTGGTGCAAATGATAGAACTTCGTCGTCGGCGTAAGCGTTGCTCTCTTCTGTGACTCCGTAAGAGTCGAGAGTTTGACCTTCCAAGTCTACTCTTGATGAAAGTGTCTGTGGGTTGACAAAGAAACCACTCTCAGTCGGCTCAGTTTGGTTTATAAAGTCATAAAAGACTCTTGCCTCTCGGTAGGTGTACCCTTTTTCAAAAACAAAGTTGAAGGTCTTGTAGGGCTCAAAATCTTTTTTCTTAGACTTGTTGCTTGATGTGGCAGATTGGTTTGGAATATTTATTCCTTCTGTCTCGGCTATCTTCAAGAGGGTTGTTTGTGCTTGGTTGTATAACTCTTGTAATTCTTGGAACTGGTCAAAAGAAACTAACTTTCTGTCTTCGATAGTTATTTGTTTATTTGGCAACAAAAAGTTATAAACTTTGAATAATGAAGTTCTAAGCTTCCCATATAGTTGATTGTCGTTAGTGTAAAACTCACTATTGATGTAGTCGTCGGTAAAATATCCTGTTATGGGATTAAAAATTATCAAAGACTTTTTACCCGTTTCAAACGAAGAAACTATACCGTCCAAGGCATATTTTAGTAACCCTATTAGCGGCAGAACATAGTCAAATAAAGATTGTAGCGGACTTTTCGCCGTGACAGTTACTCTATAATGAAACTCTCTCGGGTCATAAACATCTGTGAACTTGTAGCCAACAGTCATGCCACCGTTAAAAGAAAGTCCAGTTAAGGTTGCGGGGTCTGCGAGTTCTTCTATTGTTCCATCGTCAAACACCTTACTCATTTTTACACCCTGCAAAACATCTTTGTAAAGTTCTGGATTGTCTAAAAATGCTTGGTAGGATATTAGATTCTTTGATAAGTTTTTTTGACTTAGGAAAAATACCCCGTTTACCTCTTGACCGTACCCAATAGAAACCACTGGGTCTGAGATTACTTTTTCATTACCAGTATTCTGGGTAAAGGAGTAATATCCGTTATCTCCAAATGCTTTTCTAACTAATTCGTTTATACCACCCAAGGTAAACTTATCAAGTGCGAACTGTGGTTTTTGTTCTGCAAGACTTACATCAACTATTTTATCAACACCAATATTCTGTGGTTGGAAGTTTTCAACGAGAGGAAGGGAAACATATTGCCTTACGGTGAAAATAAGTTTTTCATTCTCTCGGAACTCAACGTTTGGCACTAAAACTGCGTAAAGGTTTTTCAGTTGTGTGTCACCAAAAATAACTTGTAATTTCTGACTGTTTATTATTTTTGGAGCGGGTGGGTTACCGCTAATCTCTATTTGTTCGCTCGATACCTGTAAAGGCTTTGCAAAAGTAAATATTTGATCTTCTGTTGGATCTAACCCAACATAGTTGTTATCATTTAGTGCTGCTAGTATTCTATCAGCAAGTGTCACTATTTGTTTTACCTGTGATGGAGTAGGAGATGTTTGTTCTGTCGTTGTTTCAGTCTCTATTACGCCTGGGGCGGGTTCTTCTTCTACTGTTTGGTTAACAGCGGCGGTTGGTGTCGATGCCATTTTGAAGATGCATTTGTTTAGTTGCTGAACTGCCTGCTTCGCTGGTTCTGGTGCGTCAGCAGGAGTAGCGTCAATAAACTTTTTTACTTCTTGTGTTGTTGGCGTCTGAGTTCCGTTGTAAAGATAAAAGCCAACCTGCTCTGCAACTGCCACCAACTCTTTTATAAGCTCGTAGCGGTCTGGGTCATTTGTTACTAAAACTTTTACATTGTAAAGGTCTGGCTGACCGCTTGTTGCATCGAGAATATCACGGAGAGAAAAACTGTCTAAAAAGTTTTCTACTTCAATAAGGTTTGTGTGACTAATGGTTAGTTCAAACTCTTCATCAGCGGCAGTGGAAAAGCTGCCAGCAGCGACGGGTGCATCAGTTGCTGCGCCCTCTGTCAACTGTCTAACTGAAATACCATCAATACTTATTTCTGGAAGAATATCGTTGCAACTCATTTGTCTTCACATACCACCTTTGATTTTGCGTTTGGTGCTCTTGTAGTAAGTAGTTCTGCTGAGAATAGTGACTCGGCGCTTTGGTCAAGAAACACTTCAAGGTTTTCGGTTAGTAGGTTGTCTACGTCTTCTCTAATAATTTCTACTTTTAGTTGCCTCTCGGTTATTTCTTGCGGGGTTTTGGGACTTGTGTCCTCCAAGATAAACAACTTTGGCTGAGATAGTGAAGTGGTAGAGCCTGTCATTTCATAAACTTCAATCTCAAAGTCCTCAGTAAAGTTGGTGAACTGTGTGTTCTCTTCTTTAAGTATAAAAAAGAGAGGATCTTCCGCTACATAAACCGTGTCTTCTGATGTGCTGTAAAAGTATCTGTAAGAGCAGGTTATGTTTAGTTGAGGAATGGTCATCGCAGCGTTGTCTACAACCTGTGCAGAACTGGTGAATAGACCATTGATGTTGTTTGATAGAATCTCTAAGTCGAAGTATGGGGCTTGTTGAACTTGTGAGTTGTATGAGCCGAGAGGGGTCAAGTAAGGAGACTCGTTTAGGTAAATATCTTTTTTGATATTTTGAAAGTTTTGTTTACTCGACTTGAAGTTGGCTTGACCCTTTTCAACTGCTTCCTTAAACCTTGCATTTGTTTTTGGGTATTGCGTCTCGTCAAGAATACGGTCTTGGATAAGATTTTGTGTTTCTTCTCCATCGGCATAACCAATATCGTAAAGAACATCATCATCGTAAAAAGCGTAGTATTTTGGCTTGAAACGACCAAGTGATAAAAGCCTGCGACCCTCGGAGGTTAGTTGAACGTCAAAGACTTCTTCTTTTTTGTTAGAAAATGTCATTATTCGTTACCTCCACCTATTAGGTTTGTTAAGGCTTGCAGGGTAGCATTGTTAGATAGTGTTCCAGCATCTACTGCTGCGCCCAATGCTCCTGCTTGTGCGGTGTCCTCTTCAACTGTTTGGTTAACGAATGCTGGTGGCTCATCTGGTGTTGTTGGAGCAATAGTTGCTATCTTTTCTGATAGTTCTATCTGTGAGTCCACCTTAGCCAACTCAATGAGTGAGCAGAAGTCGTAAGGGTAGTTGTAAGAGTAAGCCAAACGCTTTTTGCCAAAGTCATCGAAGAATGGTAGTTCAGTCTGTACGCCAAAGGGTTTGAAGTCAAACTGCAAGTTGTCATCTTCAACAGCCTTTGTGATGCGTGAGTATTGGAACTCACCACGCTTTTTCACCTTGAACACGAAGAACTTCAAGTCGTCAAAGTCAAGTTCGTTGAGTGCTTTTACGTCGTCCTCAAACACAGGCTCTTTACCAGAGGCGAGAAGCGACTGAATGTTAGCATTAATGATGTCAACTGGTGTTCCATCTTCTGCTGTAAGAGAATCAAAACCTGTGCCAAGGTCAATAACAGCCTCTTGCTCAACCGCTGTTAGACCAGCGTCTGGTAACACACCTTGCCAAATGTTGGCGAGGTCTTGTTGAGATAGTGTGCGAGAGAACTCAAACACGTACATAACTGGCTTTCTAACATTTGACTGAATGTTGGCTTCTGTTAAGTCTGGTGGCGAGAATGTAACCCAATCCAAGAAAGGTGGAAAAACATATTCTTTCATTAGTCTTGCTTGACGAACCAGTTGGTCATCAGCGGAAGAAACAGACTTTCTATTTGCCTTCTTCAAAGTTTTTCTAACTGCATCGTTAGTTAATTCAAAGAAGCGAATAGGTTGGTCTTTTGTGTTGTCAACATAGTATGGAAGAACAACCAAGCCTTCTTTTAGGTCTCGCGATGTTGCAAGGCGACCAATGGCTTTCTTTTCTTTGGCGATTCCGAGAGCATCTGCGAGTGAGGCTGAAGAAAAGCCTCGACTAGAAACTTTTGTAAAACCATCGCTAATTTCAGCAAAGACGCCCACGCTACTGTAATCTGGAATTGTTCCATTTTGGTGCCACATACCCCTTGGGGCAGTTGTTTCACCAAACTGAGGACGGTTGATATCAACTTCTTTAAAGTTTAATATTGGGCATTCATATTTACTGTGGATAACGAGTTTCTTTCTTGGAGTATCAAATGATTCAAAGTCAACAACATCTCCATCCTCATTGAACTTGATTTTCTTTTCCTCTACAACGGCATCTACAATAAAACTTGAACTAATTTGCATGTCATCATCAAGCTGATTCAATGTAACAGAGGAAAGCGACTCAGCCACAAATTCTGGATCTCTTAATAAAACGCTGTATGGATTCTCAGAGGCTCTAAGATAAGAAATTTGCATCTTTGACACAACTTCTTCTAAAGTGTGTTGCTCCTGAGTAGGTGTAAAAGTGTAACGGGCGCGGGCAAAGCCATTGTAATATGGTGGAGTAAAAGAGGAAAACTTTCTAGCCTCAACGTGACCCTCAGAGGCTGTTGCAAACGCATTTGAAGCGAAGCCAAAAGCATCTGCCCTGTCATACATAATACAATTTTTTGTTGGTTCCAGTATGGATGTGGTATCAAGAAACACATCTTTAAATGGAGTAGAGCCTGTTATTTTTGGCAGTTGTTTTTTGATCTTAGTTGTAAATTCTTCAATAGAAGATATATCGGCGTTTGTTAATGTAAAATCCATTTGATAAGTTTTCGTTGTATCAAATGCAAATGTGTCCTTTGCTTCTCCTTCAAACGAAACAAGACCTCGCTTCAAAAAGAAATTGACAGTCTCTGCAAAATAGTTGTTTGCAAAAAGTGTGTAGTTTATTTTTGGTTTTGAGCCCACTGTGGTAAATGACCCCGTGGACGCTGCAAGGTGGTTGGCATCAAATTGTATATATTTTTCCTTGTAATTGCTGTAAGGGTCAAGCATTGCTTCAAATGGAACTCTTCTAACCAAGCCGCCGCCGCGAGTATTATTGTCAACGTTTGATGGTGTATCAAAGAAGCGATAATCTAGACCTAAGTATTTGTTTATAAATGGATAAGATGCAGAATATGGAGTAGGATACTGCAAACCAGCCTCAAACCACCAGAAAGAAGCTGTTGATATCCACTCATTTGTTATAGCATCCCCATAATATGTACTAGAGCCGGTATGAGCAGATGTAAATATTCTTACAACCTCGGCAGATGTGCCACCAAGAAGAGTACCAGTATATTCATACATTGGGTAATCAACGGCTAAACCAGACTTAATAGTGTTAAACAAAATACCGGGAGTCACATAGGGCTCAAAGAAAAATTGTTTTGGATTTTTAAAGCCCAATCCATCGTCGTCAAAATTCTCAAGAGAATCCACATAACTTTGGCTTAGTTCTTGTGCAAGTTGAACTGTGCGCTGTTGTGGGTAAAAGCCCTCGTATGGTAGAAGCTTCAATAGAGCTTTTGCTTTTAGTCCGAACTTCTTTACGCCAAGGCTTGTCTCAGTTTTTAGACCTGCAACGACTTCTGATAGTTCTGCCGAGGAATAGCGGTTTACCGAGAAATCTGAAGTTCCAGTTAAAGATAAGAAGCCTGACAGTTGTGCTGCAAAGTCAAATCCATTTGATAGATAAGTATCGATGTGGTCTGTAATCTTAAATTCCGCAACAATAGAGTGGTCTTTACCTCTTCTTCTCAACTCTTCAGCATAGTTGTCGTAAGAGTTGTAGAATGGGTTTCTACCAGATTGTGAGCCCACTTCCCACAAAGCTTCGCCAGTGTTAAGAATGCCACCTGTAACTGATGTATTTATCACAGAGGGTAGTGGTGAACCGGCGGATTCTGTAATAAATTCAATCGTTCTTCTTGAGTACAGAGGACCATATTTCAGCAAAGAACCGGCGCTGGCGTCGGGAAAAAGGTGAAAAGTGGTATATGAATTTTGTAAAATACCTGAACCGGATGGGTTGTTTGGACCATATTTGAAACCAGTGCTTGGATCTTTAGAATCTCCCTCTGGTTTTGTTATTAGGAAGTCATCTCTGGCATCCATTGACCAGCGAGACTGATATGGTGTGCCAGATTTACCAGCAAATGAACTAAAGGAAAAACCAAATACATTTGTGGATAGCACTTGTTGTCTGTCTGTTCGACTATTTCTCCACCATTTGTTATCAAAAACATCTCTTGCTCTTGTTAGCTGCAAGAACTGGTTATCTTTCAGTGGGTAAATACTTGTACGGAGAGCAATGGTGTCAACAAAAATTTGTGGTTCTGTGTTCTCGGCTGCAAGAACCCTGTCTAAGAAGGTTGTCTTGTTATCAAGACCATTCTCAAAGTTGGCTTGATTTTCTTGAAGTGCTGGCTGGGTAAAGCCCATTTTCTCATTTTCATAAGAAGTTTTCAAGTCAAAGTCTGCTGCCAGGAGCTTGATGTAAAGTGGGTCAGTTGTACTTACAGGCGTCTGCGTGACATTGTTTAGATGATTTATCAATAAAGTTTCACCGCGAATAACTAACTTGCTTGACGTTAAGAAAGAAATAATATTTGAGTTTCTATGTGCTCGGACGATTGGGTGAGAATCCTTGCGATAGGCTCTCCAAGATGCGTAACCATATGGTCCGTTTCTTCTTGAGTTTAACGTGCTGATAAGTTGTTGAGCGCCTATGAGTGGATCTGAGCCCACGGTTCTAGCATATCCGTCCAAGTCATATGCACCTATACCAAGTGATAATGGATAACCAAGGGTATTTTGTGAAGCTGAAACTGGATCTAATAACCAAAAGTTCAGCGGTACAAATGGGTCTCCCAAGAAAGTCGAATCGGATTCTAAAGGAGCGGAGAATTCGTCATAACCGTATATCAACGTTTCCTGTCCGACTGAAATGTCTGCGCCCTGATTACTGGCAGATAGAAATGTTATCTGTTCATTTGGAGAATATACGCTTTGAGTTTGATATCTTCTTATGTCCGCGCTTTGGTATGACTCTGTAATCCAAGCATAAGCCAAGTCAGTGGCGGGAATCTGAGTTTGAACATAGTAGTTGTCAAATACTTTTTTGTCTACAATGTTTGCGCCTGAATATTGTTTTCGTGTGTAACCATTGCGAGCAGTTTTGTGGAAAGATGCTGTAGTTGTTGAACCAGATTGGTATCCACCAAATGCAGATGGAATAATCAATAGTTCTTCAAGGGCGTCTCTTACGACCGTGTTACGATAGTTTATGTTGTTGTAGACGGACAGTTCTCTAGCGGCTGTGTCTAAGCCTCCACCCATTGTTTCGGGACCGCCAGGAGCATTGAATAAACTCCTAAACACAGTTTTATATTTGTTTCTCTCGGGCAAAGCGTAGTCGAATGTACTTGTTACAAAGCGTGACTGTGCAACACCAGGGTTACCTTCGATGGCAAGATATTTGCCATTAAATGCGCCTTTTTGACCAACGGCTTGAACAACTTCATAGTCTTCACGGAAGTTTCCAACTGTTGATGAAGCAAAGTTTTTTGGTGCTACACTGCCTTCTCTGCGGCTGTCGTCGGAACTAGTAACAGTTTGTACATTGACAATAGAAACGGGCGTTATATTGCCACTCAGGGGCTGCTCGGCACCTATTTGGTATACACTCACATAATTAGGAGTCTTTGCAGATGAGGATGCAAAGTTAAAGGAACCTTGGGCGAGGTCACGTCGGTCATCTAGAAGATTGAGCCTAGTTGCAATATTTTGTGTGCTAAAAATAGAACCAATAGAAGCTGATGGGTCGGGAGTTTTGAACTCCAAGGTTGGGTACTTCAATGGGTACTTGTTTCTTTCCAGAACGTGACTCTCAACAAGGTTTGGAGAATCTGACGCAATGTTTGTTGTTGCTGGAATAAGGTTGTCGATAATAGTGTCAACAACTGTGTCTAGCCATTTGAAGTATTTTGTAAACTTTTCTAGTTTTGGGTTGTTCTCGACCGATTCAAAGTAAAGTCTGCGAAGGTGGTCGAGGTCTTTGTAGTCAACTCTGTAACGGTTGACAGGGTTACCAATGAGGTAGTTAAAGTCTGTGATACCAGCAAATGCTTTTAGCATATCACCGGACACAGCGTCGTACATGCTCTTGCCAATGATAACAGAGTCTCTTGCTGCTGCTTCGTTTGGTTGGAATATTATTGTGGACTCGCCATCAGAGTTCACAACATTTATTGCGGTTGACTCTTCTGGGTTTGTTAGTCTAACTTTTGAGATAAACTCGTTCTCAAATACTTTTATATCGGTTGGGAACTCGTAGCCAAAGCCTGTGTAAGTTTTTGCTACTGCTGGACCGTAGTTGCCGAATGCATCAGCGTAGTCAATAGAAGCAGAGGTTGTGTCTACTACCGAGAACTGACCTGCGGCATCTGGTGATGATACAAGTTCAAAGTCCCATTCAAAAAGCTTTGTTAGATATTGTGGAACAAATGTTGTATCATCGCCATTTTTTCTGTTTGCGTTCTCAAAAGGACGAATACGACCTTCGCTGTTCTTGTATTTGGCATGGAGGTAAACTTCGTCTTCTTCAAGTGAGTCGCCGTAGAACTTGCAGTTGCCAATACGAGCATAGCTTCTGTGGAGAATAGAGCCAGTAAAGTTTGTTCTCTCTGCGCCAACGAAAACACGCTTGCTTTCAGTAGACATGCTATCACCATCAGCAGCAGAAATAGAGGCTGTGATGTTAAAGGAGTTAACTGTAAAGCCAGACTCTACTTGGTATCCTATTAATCTTGCAACATAATCTTGGTTTGTTGTTGATGCAACATTTCTTGGGTCGCCATCTGGCTCAACTACAATAGCCAAGTTCCAGTTGGTGGAATCAAAAATATCGTATGTGTCAGACTCTACCGCTGTGAAGTGCCCGTTAGATGATGAAAGAACGAACTTACCCTGTCTAACAGTTTTACCACCGTGAACTGCGTATGCAGCCATACCACAAACATCTGAACCTGCAAATGTTGTGTCTGTTGGGGATGAGGCATCAGCAGCGTGGACGCCAAATAGAGAGCCACTTGTGTCATAACCAATGTAAAAATCACTAGCATTAGTTTGTTGTGTTGGGAAGTAAATGTTACTTTCAATGGAAAATGCTTTGAAACCGCCTGTTACATAACTTTGGTTATTTGCGTCAGAGCCAGTAAAGTTGAAGATGCTTGCCTCGTTTGGCAAGGTTGTTTTGGCTACAAGGTTTTTCAAGCCATAGAAGTCAACTGTTTTATCTTTGAACTGGTCTATTTCATCTCTGTTCTCTATTGTTGTTGTGGTATTGTTAGCAAAGTTGCGGAGCCTAATAAGGTTTCCGTCAATACCATAACAATGGAGAAGGTTTCTAATGGACTTTTGTGTGCCCTTTGTTTTGTAGATGTGCAGCAAGTTGTTGTAAATGTTGCGGTAGACATGGTTTTTCAAGTCTGAAATAGAGCCGCTTACTAGGTTTGCTACTGTTGTTTTTTCTTGTATGTCTGCTAAAACATCGGAGCCCAAGAAACCAGAAGCGTCAAAACCACTTCCCTCTAAGAGTTTTTCATAGTATGGGAATATTTTTAGGTCTTGGGCTTGGTAATCTTTTCTTTTTACTTTCTCGAAAGAACTTATCTGTGCGTACATTTCATCGAACTTTGCGCCGATGATGTGTGAGAGGTATTCAAGGTCGTTTGTATCTTGGTCACGAATCCACTCTGGCATTAGCTGGTAGAAACTGTGGTAGTTGTTTCTATCGAATACTCGACCCTCTTGCACCTTGTCAGCTTCCAGTGAAGCAACATCTGGGTGGTTTGAGTAGATAATGGGGTCTGGAACTTCGTAAAAAGATGTGCTGTATTCCTCAATAGCTGAACCTGTTGAACGGGCTGTGCTGAGGTAGTTTAGAATACTTGCGCTTGCCACTCGACCAGAGTAGTCAAGAACTGTTTGGTCAATAGACGCAGTTGCGGTGATACCCTCATTAAACTTTAAGTAAAGACTGAGTGGGTGTGTTTCTGTGTTGGCTGTGTTTGAGCCACCGTAAACATGTGTGTTGTAGTTCAAGCCGATTTGTTTTGTTGTTCTTTTTGTCTTCCAGTAGCGGAACTCGTCAATGCCGCCCTTATAGTAATACGTTTGAGCAAAGCCAACATTACCGGAAACAGCATTAACCGTCGTAGTTACTGTGTTTGAGTCGGTTAGCTGCTCAGTGTAGACACCATCAACGTACAGAGTTGATACAAGGTTGTCGCTACTGTTCAGATCAAATGTCAAGGCATAGTGGTGCCACTCTGCATCATATCCGGTAAGAGTGCTGAACGTTGAAAAAGCCTCTGTGCCCCCTGCTGATGAAGACTTTGCTGCAATAAGCTGCACACCAGTTCCACCGGGATTGTTGAGGTAAATAACAAAATAGTTGCCAGAACTATCAACTGTTTCAAAGATACCGCCTGAAAAAGCTGAACCGTTTGGCTTCGCCCAAAACTCTACTGTTACACCGGCTTCTGCATCAAAGGAAAGGTTATTCGTCTGTAACGATGAAGAGTTGTAAACATTGTTTACGTTTGGTCCTGCTTTAATTTCAACTCTCTGAGTTGAACTCGCGCCTTCGTTTAGTGTGATAAAGCCCGTTGTTTTTGGGTAAAGGTCGTTCCAAATGTAGTAGTCAAATGTTGTTGACTCATTTAGAAACTTGTAAACCTCAGACTGTGAGCCGTCGTAAGGGTAGTCGTTGTAGATTCTTTGAATACCTGTTTCATAGTGATACTCGGCTAAACCATAGCGAACATAGTTGCCAAGGCTCGCTGAGATATCGACAAACGCAAATACTTTTTTATCAAAGTCGCTTTTTTGTTTTAGATCGGCAAGAGTTTTAAAGTCGTCTGAACCGCTAACGTTGATATTAGCCTTTGTTGACTTTAATGCTGTTTGTGATGTTGGTTTGAAAAACTTTTTTAGACTCATTTACTCAACCCTAAATTTGAATGTATCGGCTGGCTCAATATACTTTCCTTGTAAATAGAGTTTAAAGGAGATTTCATACTGGTAACCTGACTCAAAATCTGCAAATTCTAAGTCGGTGTAAGAGCCTGATACATCATAGGACATAAGAGTTTGTTCGTCTGAACCTGTGCCATAGGCAATAATCGTTTGATTATCAACCACTCTTTTTACTTGGTAATAAACTTTTTCTACTATCTCTGATTCTATGGCAGTTGTAGCTGTGGTGTAGATAGTTGGAGACCAATCACGTTGACGAATGTAGAGTCTTAGTCTTGCTTTGTCGCCAGTTGTGTATGTTGAGCGCAAGTTGGTCAGGTTGACAACATATTGTGCATCTGGGTTGTATGTCTCGGAAGCAAAGTCTTTTACGGTTATTGCCGTGCCGGTGTGGTATTCTGTTGAGCCAGAGAACCAAACATCATAAACCTCAGAGGCTGTTGTGTCAAGTTCTGCTGACGCAGTGTAAATACCAGTATCAACATAGCCACCTGTAATGGCTGTTGTGTTGATAGCGGAACCACCAAGTGTCTCGTAGAAATTTACATAGATAGCACCTGTGCCAACGCCAGGAATGTTTCTCAACTGCCCTCTAATGTTATTGTAGAGGTAGATGGTGTTTGTGTTCTCGGCAGAAGTTGCCAAAGATGAGCTTGCGTAGAAATTACCACGGTCGTCGCCCTCTGATGAGTTCCAACGTGCTTCTACTGCTGGTCTTTTGAAAAAATATTCGCTCCCTCTCGCAAAGAATTTCTTCGTGTAGTAGGAAGAAGAAGCAATGAGGTTTCCTGTGCCGCTTTCGTATGAAGAAGAAAGTTTGACCAAGAAGCCATAGTTTTGTTTTGTTCCTGCGAGCCATTGTTCAACAGTGTCGGTCACATCAATTTCAAGGTCTTCGATACCTGTTGTAAATGTTTGTGTTTGTTCTGGGGAAGTATGAAGGTCTCCACCAGCCGAAGTCCAGCTTGTGTATGTTGAGCCATCGTAGGATGCTGTGAGCCAGTTTGATACACCTGTGTCGAGGTAGTCATCCATGTCTAGACCGATGCCTTCGTCCCAAGAACGGGAAACAGCATTTACAGTCATAACAAAGTTTGTTGCGTTTGTGCCTTCGTGTGGGGCGTTGAAAAGTCTTAGGTAAAAGCTAACCGAACCAGAGGCTGGAATGTCTCCTGCTGTTCTTTTTGCAGCAATATCAGTTGTATCGAACTCGACTAGAACGCGGGAGTTCTCTAATGAAGCTGTGGAAAATGAGCCAAACAGCGAATAAACTTCTAAAACATCTGCTGCGCCCATGTTGGCGTCTGTGGCTCTTGAAGTTCTAATAGCTCCGTAGCCATTTGTTATTGTGTTATCTTTTGTAGCGAAGAACTTTTTGATTGCCATTAGACTGCCTCTGCGGTAATGCTTGTACTAAATAGTTTTATCTCAAACACATAGTCTTCTGGGATGGTGATGAATCTGCCATCTGATGTTGTATTTCTGATAAAGTCATATTCAACGTCGGAAAACGAACCGCCAGTTAGTGAGTAGAACTCCATTTTTAGAATATCGGTGACTTGCTCTGTGTCGTTCAATATTCTTATGAGTTCGGAAACATTTATTGACTCACCGAAGTTATATTTTCTTCTGTTGAAGTAATCCTCAGTGACTTCAATGGCTGTTGAGATGGCTTCAACATTGTTGTATGCTCTGTTGGATACAAATGAGAACCTTACACCGAAGTTGACTATTCTGCCATCTAGAATATCAACGGAGTCGGAAATGGTTTTGTACTGTGATAACCAAACTTTCAAGTTGTCTTTCACAGCTTGACTTGTAGTTGTGAGAGCCCCTGTGTCGTCCTCGGAGAGAACATAAAGGTTAATAGACCTTCTTGGAGAAAAGTCGTCTCTTAGGGCAATTGCTCTCTTGATAGCCCCAAACTGTGCTGGCATTCTGTATGAGAAGTTCACATAGTCTGTTGGCGTAACAACTCTGCCTTGCGAGGACATGAGACCCATCACTGCTTCTCTAATCTCTTCGTCAGTTAGTGATAGACGGCTTCCTGCTATTTGCTCTTGGTTTTCAACCTCTATAGAAGTCCTTACCTCTGCTTTAAGTGTTTCATCGGTAGCCGCTGTTGAAAAAACATAAATTGCATCGTCAACATTTGTTAGGGAGTATTGTGGTGCTGAAATAAGGTCTGCTGTGTTTACACGGTATGTAATAGTAAGCTGTGTGTTTGATGGTCCAATACCAAACTTATCAGTAGCCTTTAAAACAGTTGGGTCAAGAATTGTTGAAGAAACATAGTCCTTGCCTTGTTTCTGTAAAACAACGTTTGAAGGGTCATTGATGCTGTCGAGAGTTGAGTCGGAATCTTCTTTTCCGTTTCCAAATATTAAACTAAAATTTTCATCCTCAAACTTTGTGACAAACCTTCTTGAAGCTACAACAGGTTTCATAACATTTATTGTATTTGATGCTGTCGAGCCCTGGTTAGGAAAGGATTTATACACAATGTTTTGTGTAAGCGCATCAACTTGGTAGTATTCATTGCCTTCTATATCAAATACTGAAATAACCTCAATAACATTGTCTTCTTCTATTTCTGTTGAGTAAAACTTTGTGTTGTCAGACTGATCTTCAACGTCTACATCAATAGTGCGAATCACGCCAGAGGCAACCTGTGCATCAACCTTAGCGGCATATTTTGTGGGAATGCCCGTTGTGTTATTTACCTCAGAAACAACAAACTCTACGTCTGCTTCGGTAAAGTCAATATCTTCAACAAGGCTAAACACTGCGCCCTCACCAGAACTAAAAGTTGTTCCTCTTTTTAGAACTGGGAGGTAATCTCTGTTTGGACCGGAGTTGTCAGCGGCTGATGGAATGTTCAAATATATGGTTACGACACCAGTTACATTTGGAGAAAGTGGGTCACTGTATCCCATTTGCCTTGCAAGGGCAATAATATTGTCACGGTTGATAGCAGTTGAGAGGTTGTTCTCGTTCGATTGATAATCAAGCTGAAATGACATAACGTCGCCAAGATAAGCAACGGCATCTAAAATAAATGAGCCAAATGAAGCGTCTGTGAAATCGCTGTATTGATTAGGGTAAAACCTTTTTGCATAGGTTACCAGTTCGTCTTTGATGGCGTCAAAGTCTCTCGCCAAATAGTTTATTTGTGGTTTGTTTGGATTTGCCATTATATACCTACCTCAATCAAGTCTTGTTCTTCTGTGTTTGTTGGTAAAATGACGTATTTTAAGAGTACCTGCAAAGTCTGCTCACTTATTGAAACGTCAAGTTCCGTGATAGCGATATAGGGAGCATATGTTGTTAGTTGCTCTTCTATCTCATCTCTAATAGAGACTTCTCCAAACTCCTCGTCAACTGCGGGATCAAATAAAAATGCTCGAAAACCACAACCAAAGTCAATATCGGTCAACTTTTCGCCCTTCTCGGTTTGCAGTATCATTCTTACATTCTGTTTGGCGTTTTCATTGAAAGTCTTTGTTAGGACATATGAACCTTGAAGTTCATCTGTTTTTAGCGGTATTGATGGTTGAAATCCTGCTGTCATTTTATAATAACCTTGACAATTCTCCACAGTCCCTTAGCCAAGGGAAGTCTCCTGATAAATAGGCGCTGAGAGAAGAAAACAGTTCGTTTATTCCGTCGTCGATTCCCTTGAAGACACCGTTCTTTCTCATAATAGGGATTATTTGTTTCGCTATCTCAACATTTGGAATAACATTTATGGTGTTAAATAGGAAAACAGGAACAAACACCGACTTGATAACGGCATCAAAATCTTTTGTTTTTATCAGGTCAATAATGAGCAATTCTGCAACTGATGCATCGGTTGGGTATGCGCTGAGTTTGAAAACATCTTTCAAAACAATGTTATTGAACTCGGCACCTTCTTGTAGCACTTTCGTATATTCTGAGGCTTTGTATGGGTTTTCTGCACTAGCTAGCACATAAGTTACATGTTCGTATGTCTGCGCTGCCTCCACTTCAACGGTTTTGAATTTCAAACCATCAGATGTGTTTTCAGTGACAACTTGGGTGCCTTTAAAAAGGTAAGGTTCCTTATAATAAAATGTTTTCTCAGGAAAAGTCTTGTCTAAAATGGGAGAGTTTGCATTAACAGGGGCTGGTTTTATGGCGTCAACCGAACATCTTACGCCAAGGGAAATACCCTTAAAAATGGCGTCGAGTGTTTCTCTAAATTGCACAATACTGATACCTTTGAGAGCCTGCTCTGCATTGAGTTTTGGAAACATAATACCCTTCATATAATTATCAAAATCATCGATAGCACAAACAAATGTATTCAATGAAATAGAAAGAAGATTAGCCCCCAATGTTGGCTTTAAAAGCGGAGAGGTTTCACCTTCACTAAGAGTAAAAAACATTTTTACAATCTCATCTACTATAATTTTTATTTGTTCCTCGGTGATATCTAATTCTGAAATACACTTTTCCATATCGGTCTTGCCTTTGGCGGTTACTCTGACGTATGGCTCAAAACAAAACCTTGGGTTTTTACTATATCCGGTGTCTGGAAAAACGCCAGTAGTAGAAGGTTGTGGGACTCCGACTTCGGGGTTTGTGATGCGGTAAAACTTTGTTTCTTTCTTGTTTTCACTCCATCCAGCCCATTTTTTAATTTGCCCATCTTTATCGAGAAAGGTTAGCTTTGTTGTTTTCTCCATCTTGAAGAACTGGTCAACAACTTCATCAAGAAAGTTTCTTTTTGTTATATCTTTATCGAAGTTGTTTAGTTCTGCAACTTTTGACTGTGGATTGTAGAGTCTCGCACTTAGTTTCTCAATGGCACGAAACACAGTTCTTTTTATTGCCACATCAGACAAAAGTCTTATTTCTGTTTCTGTTAGTTCATCGAAACGAATATCGGGGAATGTTTCTGAGACTAGGGCTTGTGAAATATCTCCTAGTTCGCCTCGGTCTACAAGAGTTTGTTTCACATATTGGAAAAACAAGTCCACTATCAACTCGTCTGTTGGCGAGATAATCTGGTAGTTGCTCATGTAAACAGGAGGTAGGATGGAAAAGAATATTTCCATTACGATGTTTTTTACTTTTATGTCTGCACCATAGCCGAATAGGGCAGATGCTAGGGCTTTACTACTCACCTGTAACCTCCTTGATAGCACCCAAAATGTGTTTTTGTTGCGTTTTTGTTAGTTTGGAACTTCCTAGCCAATCGCCAGCAAAATAGACACCATTAGCCTCAGAAGTTGAGTTCATTAGTCTTTGCGTCTCGTAAAACGCCTCGGGGGCTTCCACGACATTACCGATAAAGTTTGATATCTTCTTGGGCTCGTTTAGTTCTCCATCGGTAAGGTTTTTGTAGAAGTCTTTTAGACTTGCTTCAACCTTATTGATGAGTTTTTCCACCTCTGCTGGAACTGTGTCCTCAAAGAAAACATCGCTGAGAATATTGTCAGAACGCAAAAAGAACAAAACAGATGGTGGCTTGGGGTTTGTTTTTAGTTTCTTGATTATCTCCAAAATCTCTTTTGGTGATGGGTTCTCTGGTAGTTTTATTTTCTGGGCTTCAAGATATGGCTTGAAGAAGAAGTTGGAAACTTGTTCGTATGGCTTGCCAAGTTCTTCTTTGACCCTTGTATCAAGAACAAGTTGTGTGTCGCTATAAATACTATTTGCCACAGAAGACAACTGTGTTTTTTGATCTTGCGATAAGTTTGGATAGAAGCTCGTGTTTTTAATTGAATTCTCAATAACAGATAGGAACACTTGGTTTTGTGGGTTCTCCGCGTTCTGTATTTTAACAAGCTCTCCATTTTCACTCACAAACTTCTCATAGTCGTATTCATTATTTACCGTTAGTGGTTCGGAGAGTTTTGGCAAGTCTCTGTTTAGTGCGTTTACCCCTTCATCAAGTTCAACTCGGAAATCCCTAAGACCTATGTTTAAGTCGAGAAGAGTTGTTTCGCCGTTTGTATACTCATAACGAATACCTTCATTACTGCGTGTTATTTTTAGAACATATTCTTTATCAACAAGAGTCACATTTCCATTTGTGTCTTCTTGGGCATTTGGATAGTTCTCTAAAACAAAACTTTGGTATTTTGCAGGAAACCTTCTTGGGTCTGGCTCAAATGGTAACAACGCGAGAAGGTTCTCAGCCCAAGCGTAAAAATAGTTTGAGTTGTTTAGTTCACGAGATGCATCAAGAAGCGCAAATTCGGTTGTATTTATACCACCTACATCAAACAAAGCTTCCAACATTTGTGATTTGAACGGAGCAACAAGCGGGTTAATAATAACAAGTATCTCTATCAAGTCTTGCAAAAACTCTCTCTCAAAAGAATCATTTCTGAGCAGCTTTACTGTATTATTTTCATACTGAATGCCAAGAGCATTGCTGAATACTTGTGGTCTTAGGTTGAATTTTTTGCGATAATTTCTGTTCTCGGCATCACCGTTGTTTTTTCGGACTTGACTCAACCAATAGTTATTGTATAGAACTCCATAAGCCAAAGAAAGGTCTGCGGTGACAACATCTTCAAGGTCGGGTTTATCATCGAGAGAGCCAACAAAAAGCCTTCTGAGAGAACGGTAGTCGAAGTATGGCTTGATACGCAACTGTGTGACCAACTGTGTGACAGTTCCTGATAAAGCAAAGTTGGTGAAACCAGCCAAGAGTGTTGGCGCTGTGTTTATCTCTTTGATGAGACCAATTGTGCCATTTAGAAGCTCACAGAAACCGCTAACCCTTTCTTCCAACTCCTTTCTCGCCTCTTGTATTTGCTGCTCGGCTTGCTCGTCTGTTAGACCAGACCTCTCGGCTAAACGAAGCAGAGCGTCTTTGAGGGCGTCAACCGTTTCGGAGCCGTCAACGATAACTGGTGGACACTCTTCTGTGCCAGTAATCTGTCTAAATAGAGTTGCTGCGATAAGTGCATCATATTCGTAACTATCGTTTATGATACTAAGCACTGTGCGAAACTCTTCATCAGAAAAGGTTGCAGGATAGAAAACATTATCTGCTATTAATTTGCCTCTTGCAAAAATAAACTGTGGTGCGTCACCTCCCAACAAAGCCTTAAAGTGGGCTATTGGCATGTCGGTTGCCAACTGACTTATGAAGTCTGTCAGCAAATCTGCTGTAATAAAGCCAAAAGATGGTATTTTTTGAATAGTGTTTGTGGCTGTGGCAGCGTTTGAACCCGTTAAACCAGCGGCAGCAAGAGAGCCAGCTTGGTTGGACAAGGTTTGGTTTAGGCTTGATGAAGACTGATCAATGTCAGATTGGTCACAGTCAGAGAAGTCCGCGCCGCAGTCAATATCAAGTAGGCTCAAAATACTCTGAACAAATGCAACAATAAGGTCTTTTATTATCTTCACTAGCAAAGAAATCAAAAAGCCTCTTAGGCACTTGAACCAATCAAGAGATGGAACTTTTGGTATTTCTCTGGCAAACAAAAGTTTTGCGAGGGGGAAGTTGGGGTTTTCTTTTGCTTCCTTCTCCAAGAACTCTGGGAAGTTTGTAACAGTGTCAATGGCTTTTAGGGTGTTTTGGTAAGCGCCCATTGTGTCAAAGTTAGCCAAACAAGCCAACTCTCCACCACCTAACTTAGAAAGTTCGCATTTGAACCTGTCTACTGTTTTTACAACAAACAATGCCCAGTTGCCCTTGTGAAGAACCGTAGTGTAAAGGTCGTCTATTGTTTGAGCGCTCTTGACGGCAAACTCAACACAGCCGGTGCCGCCAAAGGCTTGTTCAATAAGTTCGTTTCTCCTGTTGTTCAACTCTCTAAGAATGGCAGACTTCTCTTCGTCTGTTAGTTCAGCCGTGAGAATATCTTTACCTCTTGATAGTTTTTGTGAGAAAGGCTTTTCTTTGTAGTATATCGAGTATCGATACAGTCTATCAAAAAATGTTTTGTATGTTCCTGCACCATTTACTTCTCGATAGCTGTCGTCATCAGTGGCAAGTATGAATGATAACTCTGGTGCTGAAAGTTGTGCTGTAAGGTCGTTTTGCCCCTTGATGTAGGTATTTATTTGCAAAGTTCTGTAATCAAAGTTATCTATAAGAACCTTATCTCCCGCTGGAGATGCATTTAGCCAAGTAAACTGTTCCAATAGACTGCCCCATTGTGGGACGTATTCTACAAGAATATTGTTTGCCTTTTTTCCCTTCTTTTTTTCTCTTACCACACCAACTGTGTATGGACCGTCAAGCTTATCAAAGTTTGTAATATCTTTCAGTTGCCCATTTACTAAAACAGACTTTTTTATCTTCTTTAGGCTCGATATACCTTCGATATAAAGTTGCCCTTTCATTAAAGCATCGCGAGCGATGGTAGCCAAACCATACACAAGAGCATATTGTAGTTTTTTATCGGGAAAAGCAGCACGATAAATGTATTCTATATCAGTTGTCTTACTGGTTATCGCGGGGTCATCATTACCCTCTCTTGTATTAAGAAGTAGAATAACGTCTTTCAATATACTGTCAAAGTCGTCTATGCTTTGCAGGGTTTTGCGAATCTGTTTTGCGATCTCATCTTCTATTAGAACAACCTTACCGTTTTCTAAAAATATTTCGTCCACGTTGTTTGTAAGTGTATTATTCAAAGTAAGCGTAAGCAGTGCTCGTGGTGTAAGAACGGTTCTATCAAGATGAATACTGGAAATATATTTTGGAACTCTTGCCTGGGTGTGGAGATTTATTGTAAATGCCGCGTTAGAAAGTGCATCTAATGCTGTTGCGGTTATCTCTCCATATACAGCAGAAGACTTTACAAATGTAGGAATATTTTTTATGTTCTCGACTTGTTTGTCAACGGTTTTTTGCAGAGTAGAATCGTCTTCACTCACCCCAGCATAAATGGCTTTATCGTTACCGTCTGTCATTGCCGTTTCAAGCTTTGTTGCCATACGAGTCAAGTTTTGTAACCTTGCCTCAAATTCATCAGCGCCTATTTCTTTTGTTTGTTTATTATTTGCATCGAGCCTGATAATATCATTTAGTAGACTGTGAGCCTTATCTATTCCAAATGGTGTGCCTGTTTGGCTTTGCAACAAATCTTTTGTGTTAATTGGCTCAACCACTGGGTTTACTTTTGATGAAACAGCGAGTTTCAGTGGAATCTTATAAGTAAAAAAGCCCCAGCGTTGAGTGGTTGGAATCTTTGGGTTATAATCTATTATTAGTTTATCGGGTTGTGCCAACATTTCTAAGAAAAATTCTTTTGATAAGCCAAAGGATTCCACACAGCCGTCTGCTATTACAGACCTGAAAGTTTCATAAGATAGGGTCTCTGTTGCAAGCTCTTTGTAGCTAATACCAAGTTCATTACTTACTTGATAAATGTTTTTATAAGTTCCAGTTTGTAGTTTCTCAAACTGTTCTTCATTTGGTCCTGCTGCAAGGGCGGCGGCGGCTCTTGCCTCTGGCTCAAAAAGTATTCCTGCATACTCTATCTGTGAATTGGGGTTTGGGACATTGCCTTCGTTTGCTTCACCAACCAATGGCAAGTAGAAGAAAGGCTGAACAATGTCGATTGTTTTGTCTGCCGAGTTCCAGTAACAAGCAGGGGTCTTTGAAAACATATTTGCGTTTGGAAGCGTTTTTGTCATTTCTTTAAAAATAGAAATAGCGACCATAGGATTGGTGCCAGCTAAAAAAGAACCGACATTGGCACCAAACTTTTCAACAACCTTTGTTTCGTTTAGGCGTTGAAATATTTCCTCAATAGAGAGGGTTGTAAAACCACCTTGTAGTAATTCAAAAACAATATTTTGTCCGGTCTCATCAAAACTGTTTACTGCTGATATGTCTTGTTTAAATGGCTGTAACTTCATTTTATGTCGTCTTATTGTGTGGGCTGCAAATATATCTACGTGCGCCGGGAGTTAGATAATTAGTTTTGAACTCAGCGTGCTGAAACTGTCTGAGGTTTGTTTCTACCGCTTGCATTGCATTGTCAACTGTTGTTAACAAGCCTTGTATAAATGAGTTTGGGTCAATGGGTGGTGTTGTTGGACCAACCGCCGAGCCGTGGAAGTGTCCTATGAACTGTGCCTGTTGTTGGACAATTATTTTTGTAATAACTGATATTTGTGTATCGAGGGTGGCAACATGTTCTAGCAACGCCGTCATCGCGTCCACGAGGTTTTGCCCTTTTACCATTGGCTGTAAGTCTGTGTTGCCCTTTGTAGAATTTGCTGCTGCAATGAGTTCAATGCCGTATTCGCCACCTATCTGTCTATTCTTGCTGTTATATCTATCAGGCATTGTAACCAACTTGATAGACTCTCTACTGATGAGGCGAATACCATCTGCTTTCATGCCGATTGCAGATTTATTTTTTGATGCTCCATCAATCGAACCCTTCTTTCTTAGAAGGTCACTAATATAAAAGTTATCGTCAATATCAGTCTTTTGTGAAACATAGATACGAGCGGAATCTAGTTTAAAGTTTGGAGTTGTCAAGCCTGGAGTTCCAGTTTGTTCTCCAGCTAGCTTCTCTTTTATGTATTCCTTGCCAACATCGCCGCCTCTGCCCACAACCAAGTCAAGGGTCGCTGCGTTTGTTTCACCAGCATGACCGGCTCGACCAGCACCAGGGTTATCTTTGCCAAACACAATGTATGCGTCACCATTTCTAAGAACTTTTTCACCAAGTAGTTGATTATATTCAAAAATATATTCTCCCGGCATTGATGAGCCTTGGACTACTTTTTCATAGCCATTGGGGAGGTTTGTAATATCGACTCTACTGTCTACTGCTTTTTCTTTACTCATTTTCTTAGTATTGGTGTTGGATTTTGTTTTGTTGTCTGTGCAGCCGCTGTCATTTTCAATGTTGCGTTATAAGCGTCTTGTGGACTTGAACCCAGGGCTCGTATATGACAATAGCAAACCTCAAACCTGCCATCTGAGTGTTGTTTCTTTCTTTCTTCTTTTGTCTGTTTGTCAATTGGTTTGTTTACTTGTCGTGCAGAGCCGTGAGCTACAATGCCGTTTTTTTTCTTATCGACGCCGAACGGCAGAACTCCGAAAAGAAATTTTTTGCCATCTTTTGTAGATTCCATTGCTGTAATCGGTATTTTCTCACCAGTTGGAAGTTTCACAAGTTTTTGTAGTTTTAGCAAAAGTTGATATAGGGCTTCCATCTGGGCTAGAGAGCCGGGTTTATACTTTTTTGAGGGAGGTCCGAATGAGCTTCCATTCAAAACCTCGATACTAATACACTGCCCATTCAAGGCACCCTGTGCAATAGACCTCTTTTCCAATGGAGTGTGTTGGCTTACACTCCCATCTCTATCAACTATAAAATGAGTATTAAGTCCATTACCTTTATTTTTTTTGTTTAGAATTCTAATGGTGCCCTTTTTATCAGCGCCAGAAGCAGAAATATGGATGACAAAACATGTAGTCTTTTTTCTTGTGCGAAGTGAGGCTTTGTTTCTAACAAACACGTCCTCATATGGGACACCGGGAACTTGACTTTTAAGAACTTGGTAATTTTGAACATCGTCGCAAGGCTGTTTAGCCACACCAACCTTTTCTTTAACAGTCTCAACTACTTTTTCAGCGGCTTTTTTCAATACCTCTGGAATAGTGCCTTCTTTTGTCGGTGGGGTCGGGGTGTTGCCAGATGGAGCAGGCGTCTTTGGAACAGCGCTGGGTTTGTTACAGTATTTGTCACGGTTGCTTGTGTCTGAGTTGGCTCTGGCGTCAGTTGTTTGGGCTGTTACATCACGAACAAACTTGCCTGTAGAATACACCCCGTCTGTAAAAGACACTTCGATAATACTATTTGCAGTAATATTCGCAGCCTCTCCGGTTAAAGAAACTTTTGTCAAGTATTGTCTAAAATTTTCTGGCGTTATACTTTTCGCAAGAAGGTCGTGAATAACATCAATGTAAACATATGCGGTCGCAGCTTTGGGCGACGTATCTGGAGAGAAAAGGTCTAAAAATGGAAATAAAGACTCAGTGTCGTTATCAATCTGATCCACAAAATAGACAATACCTGTAAGGCTTGTGTAATCGGGAACTGTAACTAACTTGTTTAGTTGGTCTCCAATAGACAAGCTGTCGTCTGTGTCTGTGACAAAGAAGGGTTGTCTTGGAAGCACCGTTTCTTTGTTCAGGGAGCCGCGCTTTATGTCGAGGAGATTTATTGTATTTTCAGCCATCTACTCATCTTCCTCCCCGTTGTCGTTGAGGTTATCGTAGATAGCATCAATGTCTGCTGATGAGATAGTTTCAGTTTGTTTACTAGTCTTCGCCATAAGTGAAGCAACCTTTACTAGCTGTTCGTTGGAACGCTGTAAGGTTTCTAGGTACTTGGCTACAACAAGACCTTGACGACCGTGGTCTGCCCTTCCTTGATGAATATCTTGGCTTATTTCATCAAGAGCAGTGTTGGTCGCCTCTCGGTCAAGTCTAATGTTTTTTATTGCTTCTTCAAGAAGTTCTTCATATTTCGCCATCGTTCCAATCAGACCTAAAGCCTCTATACCTCACTTTGAGCTTTGTGAGGACAGTTGCGATTTGTTTTGTGTTCAAATCGGTGATCTCCCTCATGTAAAGATAAATAGCTTTTTTATTGAAAATTTCTATTTGGTCAGAGTGCTCAAACAGCACTTTGATAGCGTTGATGACTTTTACTTCGTTTTCTTTCTCGGCTGCTTCATACCATTCATCGATGTTCTCGCGAAGATGGGCGAAGAACTCGGTACGGTTTCTTTCGTGCTCGTATGGTATGTGGTCGGTAAGGGGGTGTTCTAAGTTCTTTGAGTCGTCAATAGGAGTCTCAGTTTTTAGACGCTTGGTTGTTTTCTTTACTTTGTGGATAAACCAGTTCTTGGTAACGACTGAAAAGTAAGAGAAAGCTTTGGAGCCTTTGTCGGGGTCATACTTGTCGAGAATAGTGACCAACCAAGCTTTACATTCTTCACGGAGGTAATCGATGTTTGGAAGAGTTGTGAACTTGTATGTGTAAATAATTTTATCAACAAGCTCGTCGAACGCAGGATGAATAAACTCGATGTAGAGTTTTTCTTTTGTGTAGCGGTCTTTTGTTTTACAGTATTTAACTATAGCGTCCTCATGGACTTTTGTAAAATACTTTCTTTTAGTTCTCTTCTTCGGCATCGCCTGCTATCTCCTCTTGTATTCTTGCCACGTCTTTTAAGGTCTCGCTAAGAACTGTTGTGGCTGTGACAAGGTTTTGTATAATAGGGTCGCCGTAGTATGTTTCGCTAGCGTTGACAGTATTTACAAGCTCGTCAAAATCATCGACCTGTTCTCGCAGGTCGGAAATTCTTGCCTGAATATTGTTAAGGGTTTCGGCAAAGTTATAACAAAGGTATGACAGTGCTGCTGTCGTAGAAACAAAAATAACTACTAGTGTCCATTCAAGCATTTGGGTCAAACTCCTTTGTTCTTGCTTCTTCTTGCATTTGTTTTAAAACCTCTCGGTTTTCTTCGATGCCCTCTTTCGTTGCTTCGCCCACTTTTTTGTCGCCTCTTTGTTCTGTCTTCATTGTGGTGAAGTGACTAGGAATGCGAAAAACAAAGGGCGAGTCGCACTCTTCGCACTTGGTGACTATCTCTGACATAGAGTGCCACTCGTCCCAGTTTCTCAAACAAGTGTTACAGCGATAAGAATATTTAGGCATCTGTTCTTCCATAGTCGTCTGAAAGACGAACAACGTCGTCAAGCTCGGGAGTAGAAACCTCAAAAAGCTCTACGGGCGAATCGTCAGGTGCTGTAAACCTGTGAATTGTGTTTGGAATAATTCTCCAAGACTGCCCTTCTTTGAGTTTCATAATATTGCTTTCAAGGTCATTTCTTGAAAGGTCCAAGTGTAAAACACCCTTTGAAACGAATACTGTCTCGTCTTTCTTGACATGAAATTGTCTTGAAAGACGCTGACCTTCGTTAATCCAAAGACGTTTCATTACATACTTTTGTGTATGAACGATAATTTCTTCATGTCCCCAGGGTTTTTCTACGATTTTATGCATCGTCTTCCTCTGGTGCTTCTACTGTGGGTGGATTAATAACAACAAGATTATCGTCATTATCAAATGCCAACATAAAGCCGCGAAGAATAGCTGTAATATCTTCTTGGTTCATAATTGCCTTTTGTAGTGCCATCATAATTGCTCCGACAGCCTGATCTGATAAATTCATTACATAACTCCATTATTATTTCTATATTTTGAGCGCCCAGCGCCGTTCATGTATCTTTTTAGTTCGCTAAAGCAGTGGCTTATTCCAGCATCAATTTTTACTTGGGCTGTCCATCCAAGTTCAGCAAGGGCAAAGATGTTTGCTTTTGTTAAAAGAACATCTCCCTTGCGAGCAGGACGCTTTTCAAACTCTACTTTTGGAAAATGTTCTTTGATAATTTTTATTATCTCGTTTAGAGAAATGTTTTCCCCAGTTCCAACATCATAAACATTACCGTTGAATGGTTTCCCGTAATTCATTGCAAAGATATTTGCAGATACAACGTCTGTAACATGAACCATATCTCGTCGGTTTTTTCCATCCCCGTTCAAAAACGGAGTTTTGCCATTTTTTATATGGCTCATCCAATTTGCTATAGCTGTGGCATAACTGTCATTTGCCTGTTGGTCTTCTGAATATACATTAAAGTATCTTAAACTAACAGTATCTAAACCGTAGACTTTTGACCACAACTTGCATTCCATTTCCGAATACAGCTTTTGCAAAGCATAGGGGCTAACTGGTCCTTCTCCGTCGCCCACAACAGATGAAGAACTAGAAAAAATAACACGCTTGGCTCCTACGGAGCGAGCAAAATTCAACACATTTGTTGTTGATATAATATTGTTTTTTGTTGTCTCTACGGGGTTCTCAACACTATACAAGACTCTGGGAATACACGCCATGTGAAAAATGTATTCTGGTTTAAAGTTGAGGTAAAAAGGGTGAAATGACCGTCCATCAACACCGTGGTGAAGATCCTTGTTTATATCATGCCCATCCTGTAAATCAATACCTAAAACCTCATGCCCTTGTTTTTTCAGTTCAGAAAAAAGACGGCTACCTATGTAACCCTTGTGTCCTGTAACTAAACACCTAGCCATTATTTCCACCCCTTTTGTGTTACTATTGAATTAAAATCACATTGATACATATCTCTTGCCAAAGATGAAAAATTATATTTTGGCTCCCAACCCAAGACCCTTCTAGCTTTTGAGCTATCACCAAGTAGATATGGCACTTCATGTGGTCTTAGGTATTTCTTGTTAATTTTTAAATGTCGCGCTGGGTCACCAAGGTCGGCTGCTTCCCACACCTCATCTAAAAATTCTCTTACTGAATGTGTTTCCCCGGTTGCAATAACATAGTCATCTGGTATATCTTGCTGGAGCATTAACCACATTGCCTCAACATAGTCTTTTGCGTGACCCCAATCTCTTTTTGCGTCGAGATTTCCTAGTTCAACATACTCTTGATGACCAAGCCTGATGTTTGCTGCTGCTAATGTAATTTTTCTTGTTACAAAGGTTTCTCCACGTCTTGGCGATTCGTGGTTAAATAGAATACCGCTGGAAACGTGAAGACTGTATGATGTGCGATAGTTGCGGACTAGGTTATGTGCAAATACTTTGGCACAAGCGTATGGTGAAGCTGGCATTAGACGAGAATTTTCATCGTATCCAGCCTCTGGGACGTTTGGGTTGTCGCCGTACATCTCAGATGAACTTGCTTGGTAGAAGCGACATTTTGGATGAACATTTCTTATTGCTTCAAGAATGCGAAGAGTGCCATTAGCTATTCCAAGAACTGTATCCTCTGGCACATCAAAAGAAACTCTAACATGAGATTGCGCTGCTAGGTTATAAAATTCATCAGGTCTATACTTTAATAGTAGTCTATATGTTGCAGAAGCATCATTTAAATCCCAGTATTCCATTGTAAAACTTGGATTGTTATAAAAACTGTTAACCCTCTCGGTACAGATAAGAGATGTTCTTCTTTTTAGTCCAACAACAAAATAACCTTTACGCAACAAAAGTTCTGCCAAGTATGAGCCATCTTGTCCTGTAATTCCACTAACAAATGCGGTTTTCACTTTATTCCTCTAACGTTTGGATAACTTATTATAAACCAATCGCAAGTCTTTTTTAAACCTTCTTTTAGTGATGTATAGTATTCTTTTTTCCACCCTAAGTCAAGTAATTTTTGGTTTGAGCTTGGCTTTCTGTGTTGTCCAGATGGTTGGTCTGTTTGCCACTCTAACTCACCATCATATCCTAGAATATCACATATCATCTCCACGACTTCTTTGATGGAATATTCATCTGTGTTGCCAATATTGATTGGCTCTGGCTCATCGTAGTTTTCCATAAGGAATAGAAGAATACGTGCGATATCTTCTGAATAAGTGAACTCACGAAGTGGTGAACCATCACCCCAGCAGAATACAGAAGGCTCTTTATTTATTTTTGCCTCCCAGACTTTGCGGATAAGAGCGGGGATGACGTGACTGTTTTCTAAGTCAAAGTTATCATTCTCGCCATATAGGTTGTTTGGAATGGCTGTGATAAAGTTACAGCCGTATTGTTGTCTGTATGCCCTGGACATAACATCTACCATTCTTTTGGCATAAGCATAGCCAAAGTTGGAATGGTGTGGTGGTCCAAGGTGTAGCTGGTCTTCTGTGAGTGGATAAGTTACATAAGGTGCGTCTGGATAGACGCAGGTTGATAAGAGGGAGAGAACCTTGTTTGCTCCGCGATGATGTGCGTCGTGAAGTATTTTTTGGTTTATGTTTGAGTTCTCGTAATAGAACTGCGCCATTTCCTCTGTGTTTGCTTTGACACCACCAACTTTGGCTGCGAGGTGAATAATACCTTTGTCTTGGGGGTCAAACAGCAGGTTGTGGAACTGTTCTCTGTTTGGATATTCTGCTTCTGGTAGGACTCTCTTAAATGCAGAGCCTACCATCCCTGTGCCGCCTGTAATGATTGTTTTTCTCATTCTAGCCCCATTTAAACCACTCTTTTAAGGGAACTTGGCTTAAATTTTTATTCGATGTTCCCTTCCACGGTCGCCAAGGTCCATAAACACCAACCTTTTTAGCATCGCTCAAAAACGCTGCCCACCAAGAGAGTGTTCCATGTTCAAACAGTATATTATCACAACTACGAATAAAATTAAAGTCCTCAAGAACATTTTGCTTTTTACAAACTGGGTTATATTCTGAAAGGGTTTGGTAAAGAGAATTAAAATACTCAACCGACTCTACGAGTGACACTCTTTCGTTGTCAGCCACCTTTGTATGAAACTCAAAAGAAGACAACTCTTCAGGTGTTATTTGTTTCCAAACTGGAAAATCTGTTACAACATGCATTTCGTCGAAGTCAAACTTTTCAACAGCATCCTTGTATGCTATTGCAGTTGGTTTTGTATAGAACTCATTCTTCATAAAAAGACGGTCGCCGGTCCTTAAATGAACGGCAAGTGTTCTCTTTTTTTCTTTTACCGGGGGGAACCAGCCTTTTATTTTTTCCCTATTGGCAATAAAGTACCTGTAATCTTCAAAGTATCCAGATAGCAAAACATGGCTGTTCTTTGTGTCCAGTGAAAAAGCAGAAACATACTCGTTATCGTGGAGTCGGTGCGAAAAAGATGGAGGCTTCTCACAAAAAACAAAGCCAAGTTTTTGAAGGTGTTCTTTGCCGTAATAATTGGGAAAGGGTTGTACCAAATGTACGCTATCTTTTTTGTATTCTGCTAAGACCTTACCGGCGAGGGCTTGAAATAGGTTATTGCCAAACCCATTTGTAAGTTGAACGTATATCATCTTGGCTCTACCTGTTCTACCAGTTTGCCTTGGTAGTCTATTAACTTTTGTGTTTTATCTCTGTGTGGGAAATCTTTTATTGGTTTTGTTTTGTCAAACTCGGTAAATGGACGACATATGTCGGTTATGTATCTAACATCAACGCCTTGACTATTAAGCCAACCCTCCCAAGCATGTTCGGTGCATTCAAAATTATTGTCCGTTCTAGTTGGGTCTTCACCCTCCAAATATTTGTAGGCGCAATATTTTTCAAACACCTCCGGTGTTCCCAGCGCAAAAAAGCACAAGTCCCTGTGTCCAGAAGGTGTAAACCGAGTGCTATAAATAATATTTTCGTTTAGCTCTATATTGTTTCCAGAGATAACCACTTTTTTTGGATACATAGAGTTGTCTGGTCTACTACGAATAATCAGGTCGTACTTAAAGTTGTTTTGCCTAGCATACTCCTTAGCCATGGCAAAGCCTTTGCCAATATTATCTATTTGATTTTGCATTCTTGTTCTAAAATACCCAAGTGTCCCAAAATTTCCATCAGGAAGCTTTTCATGTTCATCAACAACAAGTGCTTTTAGATTGTCTCCATAGATATTTGGAACATCTTGTTCTATCTGCTCCTTTGTATAGGCTGTGGTAGTGTTATACTTTTGTTGTAAACTTTTACCACAAGAGTGCATTGTGTTTGTGGTTGTAGCATACACAAACACATCGGCATTATTGGGTTCTATAAGGTGTTTTATTTGATTGAGGGCATTAATTTTATAGTCTCTCATTTGTCCAGTTATTAAAACAGCGACTTTCATTTTTGCTCCATATATTCTGGTTTTACATTATCTCTGCAAGATTTGCAAAAACCCTCTTTAGGACCATCTTCTTTATGGTGTTCGCGCCAGGGCTTGTATTTGTCGCTCATAAAGATGTCCCACAGTTTTTGCTCCCTAATATTACCCATAACCCCTGACTCCTGCCCAGGAACGTCGGAACGCATAGCACAACATACCGTAACATGTCCATTGTAGTCGATATACATGTTATGAAATGGCTGTAAGCATCTCTGAGTTCTAACATAGTCTGATGCGATATCCACTGTTTCGCCCCTGGAGGAGCCATCTAGCTCAAAGTTTCTCGATCTTATGTGGATTGTCATACCTCTGTGTGACAAGTCATATTCTAATTTACACCCAGGTATATCGGTTATAACCTTGGCAGGGAGACCTAACTTTTTTATTCTTTTCTCTGCGCGGCGGCGCATTCTTTCGTGGTCATATTTTTCGTTATTTCCAAGATATTGTTGTATCCACAATTGGTCAAATCCAATATCGCACAACTCTTCAATATATTCTCTTGTCACGTAATCGCCGTTTGAATTTGTTCTAAGAATAGCATTTGGCAACATTTCCCTAGCTTGACGGACTCGCTTTAAAAACAAATCTTTGTGCGAAAGAGGTTCGTTGTACCTACTATAAGTTAACTCTCCCGAAAAATCAATTTCCTGAAGTTGCTCTAAAAGACTTAGGTATTCTTGCTCTGGCATCTCTTTGTTAGTAGACATTCTATCGATAAACGAGTTTGGGCAGAACCAACACTTTCGGTTACAATAAGAAAATATCTCTATTTCTATTAGTCTAAGAGCTTCTTTGAAATGTCGTTTGTTGTTCATAAAATGCCTTGTATTGTTCCAACCAGTTGTTTTGCTCGGTTTTCCCAAGTGTGATTAGTTAAAAAATCTTGTGTAGCAGTTGTGGTTATTTTGGAAACTTCAATAGGATTGTTTTTTATCCATTTTACCACATCAGCAAAGTTATTTAAATCTGGATCAAATTGAACACAGTTTATCCCATCCGTAAAAATATGTTCATACTCTCTTTCGACCCTTTGGCATAACAATAGAGTGTTAGACGCTGCCACTTCATAGTATCTAGGGGTGATATCACCAAATGCAGCAGCAGTAGCAATCCAAGCATTGGATGAATTAATGACTTTTGCGTATTGCTCATAACTTGGTATTCTTGATGGTCTATCATCGGATGAATACCAAAATACGTCTAAATTGTCTTCTTGTTGCAAAGCCTCGCCTATTTTGGTTCTTAGGTCTTTTGTTTTAAACGCTCCGGTTGGATAATGTTTGTTTTCATGCAGCGCGCCGCTAAAACCAATATCATATTTTTTTTCTATTTGACGACTCTTAAATATCTCTGGATCGAACCCATATGGAAATAACTCCGTCTTTATGCCTGTCGCCTTTTCGTATTTTTTATATTGTGGTATTGGGGTCAAAATACGATTAATGTTATTATAGATACAAAACTTTAATTTATCTCTCAGATTGTTTTGTGGCTTAAACAAAATACAAACAGAAGGGACGTTTAGATTCTTTACAATTCCAAAATAGCCGTGGTTAAACCACCCAAGACCAAATACAACAACATCTGGCTGAAAGTTTATTTTTGAGGTGTAAGCTTGAAAATCAAAAACTGGTTCTCTACATAAGTGAACTTGGGATATCCTTATGAGTTCGTCATAAACACCATCATAATATTTGTAGTTTTGTGACGTTGCAGTCTTTATAGTGGGGTCAAGGTAAAGTATTTTCATTTTGTCAAGTCCTTCACCCCAGGCGCAATATCTTGTAAATGACGAAACTTGCCCTGGTTGTGAACACCGCTGTCAACCAAATTAAAGTCATATATCTCATCTTGAATCATGTGGACAAACAAAGAGATAATTTCATTGTCTCCCCAGCGGTACTTGTATATGCCACCAGATTTATTAACAAAACCTATCCATTCCTTCCACAGTTGGCTTTTGAACATTTTTGTATCTATGACATATGTGTCACACCAATCTAATAGGTGAAAGTTATTATTGGCTGCTGGGTCTGTTAATAAGGAAGCCAGCTTTTCATTCTTCGGGGTCAGGTTTTTTAGTTCCAGAAACCTCTTTGTTAGCTGCCATAAGCCTACTCTGGTATCTAAGTGTCCTTGGTGTGGTCTACCATTTTTCAACCTTTGACCTGTCTTGTAGGCACCAAAAAGTTTATTTTGTTCCCTCAATATTGAGAACGGGTTTATATCAACCTTGCTATCATACCCAGACTCGTCATCATGTGTTAGGATAAAATCATACTGAGTTAAGTTAGTATCAGGATATCCATACATGTTGCTTGTAAAATTACACATGTGTAGATATCCCTTTCTATTAATGGGAAAGCTAGTTCTGGCATACCACAACTCTTTTCTGTTATAGAAAAGTTCTTCTTCTCTTATATTCTCCGGTGTTTTATAGGGGACAGAAATAAAACGAACATCTTGTGAGTTGTCCTCTCTTATTTCTTGTCTAAAACTTTCATCATCATATATGTCATCAAAATAATGAACATACACGGGATATCTATGTTTGTGATTAAAGTTATCCCAAAGTGATTTAAGGGAATGCCTAATACACTTTTTTCTTGAAGAAATATAAACTATACAAGCATTTTGTTCTTTCATTTTTGCCTCTGGCTGGTTTATTCTTTTGTGAAGTGTATTATAGGAGAATTTTTATCATAAGCTCCAATAATGTCCTCGTCTTTTATCACATAGCCAAATTCCTCTGCTGCTTCGCAAAATCTTTCGGTGCCATAAAAGTACCAGCGACCAGGGTGTGGTTCACCATCCCAATCATTAACACACTCTTCCCAGCTTTCATATGGACCAGCAGGTCTGTGTTTTGATTGGGTTTGAGAAGCACGCATCCTTGCGTTTTGATATTTATCAGGGTCAGCGATCATTATGAATAGATTTGTTCCCTCTTGTAATTTTGGAAAAAGATTTTTCAAATATTTGCGTGTACCAGAGTACGAAATATGACAAAAAACATCATATGAAAACACATAGTTAATCGACTGTTCTTCTAAGCCGTCACAACTAAAATCCTGATCTAAAACATACTTAACCTTGTTTGTGTCATACCCTCTTTGCTCTCCAAGCCACTTATTAACATTTGACCAAAAGTTAGTTGCCTCTGCGGGTCTGCACTCTAATCCCGTAATACTGTTTGCGCCGACCATCTGCGTCATCCATACGCCGCCATCAGTACCAATATCTAAACAGTTGGTATTCTCATTTATAAAGGGTTTAATGCATATCTCTGATATTTTGTTTAGGTCGCTGTACTCCCACTCTCTTTGTTCGGCTACGCTACCTTCCCAGCCACCGAGTCTATTTGAGCGACAAAAACCACCTCTCCACAATTTTTGAAAGCTGTTTATTTCTCTTTTTAGATAATCTGAATCTTTATCAATATAATGTTCTGTTGTTTCTTTCATGTTTGCTCCTTGTTTTTATAATAGCCACGACAACACCCGCCTAGATGTTGATGCATGACATAAATTGCCTATTTCGCCATTCTTAATATAGCCTATAAACGAAGTAAGTTGAGAACTTAACGCATCTGAGTTGTTGATCCACACCCTTCTCATATTGTAGCATGTGTTATCAACCGCTGTATACTCATAGAGGCTTTTATCTATTAGGTCGGCTTCATAAAAATGTTCATTTGTTAATACCTCTATCCTTCTTCTTCTGAAAGGAAAGAGCCAACTACTATCTACACCTATTGATGCTCCGCTGAGTAGTTTTAACTGATACTTTGAATGTTCTAATGATATTATTCTGTCTACTTTTACTACCTGTTTGTGAAATAGATATTCAACCAAATCAAGATCGTGTACAGACAAATCAAGCGAAACTCCAACATCTGTTATTCTAGCTGGTCTAGGACCGAGCCGAGCAAAATTGGCTGATATAATATCACTTTTCCCTATACGCTCCTTCAGGGTTTCAACAACGGGGTTAAAACGCTCAACTTGTCCAATACATACTTTCACATTCTTTTTTTCAGATAAATTACAAATATTCTCAGCAGAAGCTAAAGATGGTGCAATTGGTTTCTCTAACAAGACAGGTATTTCTTCATTAATAAGCTGAACAGCTACTTTTTCGTGAAGAGAAGTCGGCACTGCCACAACAGCAAAGTCATACTTGTCGGTTAGAGCCTTTTCAAGAGAGGAAAAATTTGCTGCTGAGTTGTTGGGGTCTACCGTTGTTACGCTAGCTACATCAGGATTACCGAATAAAGCGCTAAGATGTTTAGAGCCCATAACACCTAGACCCACCAAAAGAGCTTTCATAGAACTTCTCCTATGGCAGATATAACAGCGTTTTGTTCCTCTCTTGTAACTTCTGGATATATTGGCAAAGCCAAAACCTCTTTACAAACAGCCTCACAAACTGGAAAGTCTCCTTCCTTGTATCCCAAAAAGTCAACGCAGGGTTGTAAATGGAGTGGGTATGGATAATATATTGCACACCCGATACCAAGGTCAGTCAAGTGTTTTTTTATTTCGTCTCGGCGGGGGTGCCTAATAACATACTGATTGTAAACATGGTAGTTGTTCGTCTGCTCATGTGGCTTAATAACTGAGTTTAGTGCTTTATCGTAATAAAGTGCATTTTTTCTGCGTGACTCTTGCCATTCAACGATATACCCCAACTTAACATTAACAACTGCGGCTTGTAGAGCATCCAACCTAAAATTCCCACCAAGATATTTATAAAAATATCGATTATCGGGGTCAATTCCGTGTTGACGCAACATCAACATCTTTTTATAAAGCTTCTCATTGTTGGTTGTAATAATACCGCCATCACCGAAACCCCCAAGGTTTTTTGATGGGAAGAAGCTGAAGCATCCTGTCGTCCCAAAAGAACCTGCGCGTCTATTTTTATGTTCTGCGCCGACAGCTTGTGCAGCATCTTCAATAATATGAAGGTTATACTTATCTGCGATAGACATTATCTTTGTCATATCACAACATTGACCAAAAATATGAACTGGTATAATAGCTTTTGTTTTTTCAGTTATTACTTCCTCAATGTGGTCAATATTGAGATTACAGGTTTCTTCTTCGATATCAACCAACACTGGGGTTGCGCCGACTCTAATAATTGCTTCTATCGTAGCAAAAAATGTAAATGGCGTAGTTATGACCTCATCACCACTGCCAATATCCAAAGCTAAAAGAGATAGTATTAGCGCGTCTGTACCAGAACTACACCCAACAGCGTGTCTTGTTCCGCAAAACGAAGCAAAATTTCTCTCCAACTCCTCCACTTTAGGACCGTTGATGAAACTTTGGGTTGCACAGATTTCCTCTATTTGAGGCGTTATTTCTTCTTTAATTTTTTCGTACTGTCTCTTTAGGTCGAGAAAGGGCACACTCATTTATTCATAAACTCCAAATACTTTTTTGCTACATTTTTCATATCATAACACGCATCAAAACTATTTTTAACTTTGTTATTAAAATCCATTTCAGGTGGGCTATACAACTTAGTTGGTTTAAAGTCCCATGGATGCTCTTGTATAACAATAGCGTCTGGTCCGGCAATTTCTTTTGTGCCGCCGTTGCTGCTACAAACCACCCTACAACCACTAGCCCTTGCATCAACGACAACATTTGGACAATGGTCAAGCCACGCCAAGTGCAAAAAATATTTACTACGCTTGTACAAAGAATACAAAATATCTTGTTTCAGATTTCCAACATAAAAGACATTTGGATCTTTAAAAAGATAATCTGGCTTACCTGCGACAACAAGGCAATCATTATCTCCTTTGTGTTGTAAAAAATATTCTATGTTGGCTTTTAGACGTTTGTGTGGTCGCCAGCTTGCGGCGCAAGACCAAACATTCTCGTATTTGTCAAGTTTTGCATTTTCTAGTGGAGAGATGGTATCTAGAAATTCCAAATCTGTGCCATTATGAATAACTGTGGAATTCTTGTGTTCTCCAAAAAACACCTCGGTGAGTTTTTTGTTAAAGTTAGATTGGAAAATAACACCTTGGGATTTTTTATAAGTGGCTAATATATTTTTATTCTGAAGTTCAAAGTTAGCTGCTGTGTTGAAATATATGCCATCTAACCTTTGATATAAACTTCTGGGTGGTAAATTGGAGCAGTCTTCAATAAAACAAAGGGCTACATCATAGTCCATCCCATTGTGTATAGTGTGTCCACTAGCAATAAACTTGTTATTTAACTTTGCCGCGAATGAGTTTGGACCAGAATTGCTTCCCAGGTTTACATTCTCTAGTCTAATCGCTAAACTGTTTTTTGCCATACCGTTTACCCGCTCTAATTCTTTTCATTGCAGCGTGCTGCTGCTGTTGTTTTATCTTATCCACGTTGAGAGGGTTGGCTCTGTTATATACATGTAAAATTTTATCAATGTATTTCACACGCTCTCGACACATCTCTAAAATAGGAAGCATAATAGCTTGGTCATAAGCCATGTGATAATGATCGCCATCAACATCAGTGAAATCTTTTTTATCTATTTTATCCCAGACTTCCTTTTTGAATGTTCTGAGATGTGAAGCTCTCCAGGCATCTTCTCTAAACTTGTTGTTAACTATAACGTCTTCGGGATACTCAGATGGCTCAACGCCACGGATGCCCAATGGATAATACATATAACTGCCGTATGTACCCAGAGCACCCTCAGTCTCATATATTAAACTCAAGTACGTCAATACCGAACTTGAAGCTAACCAATCATCAGCATCTAAAATAATAATAACATCGTTTTTATCACATTGTAACAACTCTATTGATTCTTCAATATTTCGCAGTGCATACTTCTTTTTCTTGTTTTTTATTACTTTAAAGCGAGAATCATCTTCGGTTAGGCGTTTAAATACATCAACAGAATTGTCAGTAGAAACATCATCAATAAAAGTAACCGTATAGTTGTTGTATTCTTGCCTTTTAATGCTGTTTATACAGTATGGTAGCCACTTAGAAGCATTATATCCCGGTATGATAAAATGAAAACTTGTGTTTTCGGTAGTGGGTTGGGGTGCGAGACGATAGTCTAAACACATCTCAAAAAATTTCTTTTTCTGCTCAGAAAAATACTTTAAAATAGAGGCTTTGTTATCAAACCATGGTTCGCTTTTGTGTTGTACATTATCATTGATGATGAGGTCGCAGTCTAATAACTTAGCCTCTATTGTAAGTCTAGGACAAGTATCAAAACCAGATGGCAGAAAAATTAGACCCTTTGAAGAAGCTAGTTTTTCTAACATCTTCTTATAGGGCAACCCGCCCACAAGCTCATATTTTAGTTTGTTATTTTTTGCGTACTCAACACAGTCCTGTACACCTTTAACCCAAGAGTTAGATTGCAGAATTATGTAAGTGTCATCTTTCTTAGATGTATCCAAAGATGATATGTAGTCAAGTGTCTCGTCAGAAAAAGTAGATGAAAGAACGTACCCGTTATCAGACTTTTTCAGAAATGGAAACTTTTTCTCATATTCTTTCTGTTGTCCTGTTGACATATAAAATAGATTTTTAGCCTTTGCATAAAAAATACCAACCAACTTTCCATGTGGACTTGTTGAGCAGGAACAATGACCATCTATTTTTTCATGTTTTGTTTGAAGCCTATACTTACAAAACTTGTAATCGTATTCTATAACAGAATAGTTCGCTACTGTTTTGATTACCTCAAGCAACACATCTTTGTTTACATTTGCAAAATTACCAAAAACCCAGCGCTCATTTTTATAAGTTTCAACATGCTTCTTTGTTAAATGTGGGCTGAGAATTTTCTTATAGTTATAAAAACCGGACGACAACAGAGCATCTGTTGTTAGCTCTGCGCCGCCCGTATAGTGTTCAGAAAATGCGTCTGCGACTACTATTATCATAACTCTAATGTGTTAAACAGGTCTTCTATTTCTTGATCAAGATGGCTGTTTGGGTCAACATACTCAACAAACTCGCCAAACTTCTTTTCGCTTGTAAACTCGGAAATAATCCACTTTTTAAGTGTATCTGCCATGCCGCTATAAACATGATGTTCATTCTTCATTTTACGGAGAGCCATCTTATATGAGCCCTCTTTGGCGAATGCCCATTGTGAATCTGGCTGAATAACGCCTTCCCAATGGGCTTCTTTCTGAACTGGTAGGATATCAAATTCCACCTTCAGGAACTTTCCTTTCTTTTTCTCTTTGCCTTTCTTATCTTTCTCTGGCACGAACAAGAAGTCACATTGACCTGACCATCCAATAGTGATGATTGGGAGACCGGCAATTGCTGCATCGAAGAGTGGAAGACCATAACCCTCACCATGAGCAATATTGATAAAAGCTTTAATATTTTCGTGTCTGTAAAGCCCCTGCATCTCCGCTTCGTTCATATAACCGTGTAGGAGTGTCACAGAACATTTGCGGTCCTTGTAGGGGGCAAGGAGCGCCTGCAAACGCTTGTGTGTAAACTCTCGGTCAATGGTGCAATTCTTATAAGAGTTGGTCTTTACAACGAGCCCCACTTCTTGGTCAATGTTCTCTTCGACAAACCATCGAATAGCGTTTTCAAAGTTCTTTCTTGGACCCCACTGACTGACTAAAAGATAGTTAAAGTCGTGCGGGAGGTCGAGTTCTACCTCTGCGGGGTTTTGTGGGCGAACAGGGTAGTTTACGACCTCTACCGGCTTCTCTAGCTTATAAGGGAATTTATTACCGTGTTGGTCCTGTGCTTCCACCACGGTATTGACAAAAACGTCCTTAGAATGGTTGCTAACAACGATTATCTTGTCCATAACCTCGTTACACTTCTGCAACCACTGTGGGGCGACCTTTGTTGTCTCAATACCGGCTGTGTAGCCAATATTAACAGGTGCCATCTTCTCAAACTCATTTGGAATAGTTACTTGAAGTGAAATATCAAAAGCAACCCTACCCTGAGTAGCTTGTAATAGTTTCGCTGTCTTTCGGATAGTTTCAACCAACCAAGAATGTTCCTCATCATCTTCAATAATATGATTTGACTTGCCCCACTCCAAGTTTAGGAGATAAATATCAAAAAGGTCTGGACGAGAACGAAGTGCTCTAAGTGCAAAGCGTGTTTGTTCGCCATATCCAGTTTGTGATAGGGCTGGACCCTTTACAATAATTTTCTTCATA